GGGATACAGCTTACCGGGATACCCGGAAATCCGTACGTCGTCCGCAAGACCGAAGTGCTGGGAAGCACAGAGGGAGCGGGGTAGCGACACTCGTTTTCGTAAGAAACGGGACACCGGTGGCGCGGTTATGCGGTGGGGGGAAAATGTAAACTCCTATCCGTAAAGCATTTGTGACGGGGGGGGTAGGGGGGGGTCTGTTCCCGAATTGTCGTGTACCCTGCTGTCACGGTGCCATCCTCGACAATTGTGGTACTTCCCCGCGAAGCGGCGCTCCGGAAAACCGCGCGTGGGTCGTGCGAGACTGCGGACCCCGGTCGGCTCTCCAGAGCGCCGCTGCGCGGGGCCAAAAGGGGTTCCCGCTGAAGTTGGTGGGGCGACACTGAAACGGTCGTAGACACCTTGCAACCGTCGTTTCTACGACCGTGGAAGTTAGTGTACACGCCAATTTTTAAAGAGAATTGTACGAAAAAGCGTAAAACACAAAAAAAAGTGTAAAACAGCGTGAGTGTAATACGGAATTTCGCAAGTGTCACACAACGCGAAGGCTCATCCGTCCGCAAGCGAAAACGCACCACCGCCGCGCCGCATGCGCTACCGCGAGTGGTACGTCTGGATGCTGGTGCATCATTGGAAAAGGTTCACAAGACCGTCCGAGCCGGAAACTCCGACACCCGCCGTCTCCCTGCCAGTCCGCGAGAAAAAGGGCGCGCCGGGTCCAGACCCGGATCAAACCCAGCTCTTCAATTGACATAACTCTTGCGCTTGCGGTACTATGGGCGAAGCTATGCCCACTACCGAAGAATTCATCACCACCGCCGAAGCCGCGCGCCGCCTCGGCATGACCGCATGCGGCGTCCGTGTCGCTATCCGCCGCGGCGATATCCCCGCCACGCCATTCGGCAGAAGCTGGATGGTGTCCGCCGCCGCCGTCGACAATTGGGAGCCACGCCATATCGGCCCACCGTTCAGCGACAAGGAGCGCTGCCCCTGCTGCGCGAATACACTCACCCGTGCGCGCACCCGGGGCTTCGAATGTTGCCGCGCGCTGGGTGTCGACGTTTCAGCTCTGCAGCAAACAGAAAAGCCGCAGCGCAAACAACGCAAGCGCAAAAAGCGACCGCAATACCGCGATCTGCTCGACCGCGCGCTGGAGTTGACCAAATGACCACCAGCCAGCTATTTTTCGCAGTAGCGGGATTATTGATCGCTGGCTTCGGTTTTTTGAAGTACTACATCGACGCCAAGATCGACCCGATAGCCGCCGATGTCAAACGGCTGATCGACTACCTCGTCATCCATGAAGGCAAGATTGCACGCCTTGAAGAAAGGCTCAAATGACCATTCGTCTTGCGATCCGCGGTTATGCCGGTGACACTCTGGTATTCCGCGACAACCTTGTTATCGAGACCGAGCAAATGGACACTCTCCTGACGGATATTGCCGAAGAGCACATGGAGATGATCGCTGCTCACCAGGACAACTTCACCATCGAGATTGAGTTTCTCGATGAGCCAGACGTCAACCAGCGCTTCTTCCGCTTTGGCAGCACGCCGGACCGCATGGTGCAACCCATCCGCATTCACCCAGAAAAGATCCAATGACCGACACCCAGATACTCACCCTTGCTATCGCGCTCTCGACATCGTTCCTGGCTGTACTGATCGGCGTGTTTTTGAATAACACGCGCCTCAATGACATCAAGGAATTGCTGGCCGCGAAGATTACAGCCAGCCGCGCCGAGACGTCCAAGGACATCGCAGAGCTGCGCGTGCTACTCGAGAAAAACCACTCGGAACTCGATACCCGGCTCAGCCGCATGGAGACCGAGCGGCGCATCGTATGACCCTGCCACCCGACATACCTCCACGTATTGCACGTCTCGACCGCGATCCGCGCGGCTATCCAATCCCCTGGAATGTGCTTCGCGAAGACGGCAAGCCGTATTTTGTTGTCAATGACGACCGGCGTCACATGACCGCTCTATTCGGCGGACTATGTCCGATATGCGGCCAGCTGCTGGCTCGCACCAAGTGGTTTGTCGGCGGACCGCGCTCCGCATTCGACCCGCGCGGTTGCTACATCGATCTACCCATGCATTATGAGTGCGCGCAATTCGCGCTGCGCGTCTGCCCCTGGCTGGCCGCACCTCACTATCACGAGACCGGACGTCCGGCGGAGTCGCGCGTGTTGCCGCCGTCGCGGGTCTTGGTTGACGAGACCCAGATCCCGGATAGGCCAGTCTTATTCGTGGCCATTGCATCAACCGGCGTGATGGTCGACATGGCAAAGTTCCCCGCGCAGTTGCCGCGCGTCGGACCCATAAAGCCGATCATTGCCATCGAGTACTGGCGGCATGGCGCGCAGCTCGACCGTGCCGAAGGCGAAGCCCTGGTGCGTGGCGTTATGGGCGCGCCATGGAAGCCGCCGGTGACGGCATGAAAGTCATCATTGCGGGCAGCCGCTCCATTACCGATTACTCGCTCATCGGAATAGCTGTCGAGCGCTCTGGTTTCAACGTCACCGCAGTCATCAGTGGCTGCGCGCCGGACGGCATCGACCACTTAGGCGCGCAATGGGCGAAGGCGAAGCATATTCCAATTGAACGATATCCCGCCAATTGGACCAAGCACGGTAAAGCTGCGGGCCCTATTCGCAACGCGGAGATGGCCGCAGCCGCAGAAGGTCTGGTCGCTATCTGGGACGGCAAATCACCCGGCACACGCAATATGATTTACCAGATGAAACGGCTGGGCAAACCACACTATGTCCTGGTCGCCCCGACTACAAAGGCCGCCGGACGGGCATTAGATTCGCATGAGCTTACCACCAATCAAAAAGGAGATTCACTAAATGGAAGGAATGCCAATAGTACTTAAAGACCTGATCACGGCGGTCGCGAAGGTCACTGACGAGGAGATCCGCAAGGCGGGTGATTCGCTCGAGCCACCCAAGGACACCCAGAAGATGCTCGGCGTCATTATCGACCGCGCCACTCGCGCCGTGGGTTGCCTGCACCGCAAGTATATGCTCGAGCTGAAACTGCTCGAGTCGCGAATCGAAGGTGACTTCATGTTGGGGCACGAAGAAAAGGCGGTGCTCAAAGACCAGTTCAACAAGCTGGACCATATCACTGATCTGACTAAGGAGCTCTTCTGGTATTCGGCGCGCTCTGAATTGCATGCGCTGCACGTGGCGTGCGTGGGAGTGCGCCGCGACTGGGTGCTGGTCGACATCAGCGACGAGAAAGAGTCAGAGCCGGAATTCCAGCTTGGCGCGATACCACTGGGGAAATTCGAAGGCAACCTGCAAGAGTTTCTGCGCAAAATACTCAAGCCGAAGCTGGAGCCGGAGGACTGAGCCAATGGCACAGATCAACAAAGGCGACGTCGTTTGGGTGCATCCGCATGGATCACCCGCACAAGCCGCACAAGCCACGGTGGAGGTTATCTCCGCCAATCAGAAGTCCATCGGACTCACACTCGCCGACAAACCAGAGTGGGTGCGCGTGCTCGAAGATGGTGTGCTCCTGGGTCCCGGCGGCATTGTCATGCTGCTCATGCGCGAGAGCTTTGGTCCCTGGCGCGAAATCGCGGGTGGCGGCCACTACGAGATTGAGTCGGAGAAACCATGCCGCGTTTAATCGACGACATCCGCGCACCTGGAGCCAAAATCGCCATGCCGTGGTTTATCGCGCCGCAGCTTCAAGAGCGCTGGAATGAGCTGGGCGCTCGTGTGTGGACATGCCTACACGACCCGCAGCTGCCGGTGCTACTAATCGACAACGTTGCTGATTATTACTATTCGAGCGACCAGGAGTATTGGGATCTGCGGGATGATTTCCCGAATTTAGCACCACCCTATCCGATGTTTTGGCTGGAGTGTAAAATGCCCCGGCGTATCCACTCGAAAGAGAAAGGCGACACCGACGTGACGGCGTTCATGCCTAACGGTCGTCAAGGCGCGCTTTGCATCGTCGCCAACCCGGACCATGTGCGTAAAGCCATGCCGATTCCGGACGGCACGCGGTGGATTCTGCACTGCGAGCAATTTCACGATTACGGTTTCCGCAGTGTCACGGCAACCGGACCCATCGGCTCAATTGTGCTGTTTATCGATGCTGATGGACACCTGCTGCAGCAACCCGCAATGGTGATTTACTGCGCGGACGACTATAAAAACGAGATGCACAATTTCATCACTTACTTGCATCCGGCATTGCTCGCCATCTCATTTCTGCATTGCAAAAACGTGGCGGTGGTCGACGGTCCGGTGCCGCCCAAACTCGCCAAAAAGTACGAGCGCAACCACGGTGTTAAGCCGGTCGTGCCGAAGACGCTGGTGATCGAGCCGCTGAAACAGATTCTTCGCCGCGAAGGCCGGTCGCATGATCCCGGCGGCAGCATCCAGAAGTCGCTCCATATCTGCCGCGGCCACTTCCGCGACTATCGCGAAGGCCGTGGCTTGTTTGGCAAACTGCATGGCGTATTCTGGTCGCCGCAAACTGTGCGCGGTCCACGCGGCAATACACCGGCTCCACGCGAGATCCGAATTAAGATAGGGGTCTCAGCTACCAAGCCACTGAACGGGCATTAAGACCGGCTTAAGGCTGGCAGTCAGTGACCGCCGCCTTGTACACATGAGTATCGTGTAGGAGAGCAGTTTTTGTCAACAAGGGATGCGTGTTGCCGGGAACGGCGGCCCAGCCGGGGACCCCTTTTTTGGCCGGGAAATTTTCCAGGGCCGGTTTTTCCTGGGATTTTTCAAATTTTCCGGGACCCCTTACTATTTCGCCAAGACCCCTTTTCACATGCGTTTTCGCCTTTCCTTCAACCTCGGACTCTTAACGTGCTCCACCGCGGGCACGCCGACACCACCACGGGCACGCCGATGCCACCGCGGGCACGCCGATGCTCACCGCGGACACGCCGATGCCACCGCGGGCACGCCGACACCACCGCGGGCACGCCGACACCACCACGGGCACGCCGATGCCACCGCGGGCACGCCGATGCTCACCGCGGACACGCCGATGCCACCGCGGGCACGCCGACACCACCACGGGCACCACGGCTCCACGAACAAAAAAGCCCACATTCGCTCAGTGGCGCAATGTGGGCTCGATAGCGGTCATAAAATCCTCAGTGGCGATGGTAGGTAACTGGCGTCGTTTTGCCATTCCAACATTTAGAGCAACGCCGAAATCGCCGCGAAGCAGAGTCCCAGCGCCATCAGATTGACCCGCGGCACGGTGACATCGAGCGCCGCTAGTGCAAAGCAAAATGCGGCCAGGACCATAAACGCCAGATGAAGGTTCATCGTGCGCATTATATATCCTGGCCGCTTTGAAGACTAGTCTTGGAGATTCAGCTGGATGCGGCGGTCGAATGTGAACGGACCACACGGTAGGCTCAAGTCAGCCGTGTAATAGGGCTCTAGTAGATTATCATCGCTGGTAACTTTAGAAAATTTGACCGTTGCTCCTTCGGGGACGTTGGCCTTAATCTCGCGCCATGCGGCATAAGCTTCGATGGACACAATTTCCACCCGGTCATCGCTGCATGGACACTGCCGGTTGGAGCACGTGTGGGGGGTGTGCTCCGGCAGCTTGAGCTTGGAGAAAAATTCGTCCGCGATCAACTCGAGTATCTGGCTGCGCGATAGCAGCCCATCGTTGAATTGCTCGCGGATATTAGCAGCCGCATGGGCCGCCCAGTCCGCGATGTAGCGCGACTTGGCATCTTCCTTGGCTTGCTCGGCGGCTTTCTTCGCCGCCACGTCAGCGGCATTCCGGCGGTTGATTTCCGCGACAAATTCAGCATGTTGCTCTGGCCACCAGTCGGCTGGTGAGTGCAGATTGCCCACATATTCGCGGAGTCCGCGAAGCGCGGTAGTGTTGATTCGCGCGTCGCGGTCGGCAAAAAACAGCAAATAGGCGGCCTCGGTCATCTGCCGGTTGTACTTATCATTGCTGGCGGTGAGCTGCCTTTGCTCTTCTTTGCGAGCGGTCAAAACAGCTAGACCGCGCTGTAGGTCGGCCAGAAACGGCGGGTTGATTGCAACCGCCGTGGTGCCGGTTCCACCGTTCCATGGTGACCATCCCGCAGCGTTAAGGGGATCGGCCCAGCGGCTGCAGCTGAAGCCACTCACGTCAACGGAGATAGTCCCGTCGTCTGAGATCGGGAATAGCATGAGATCGTCGCCTGGGACGTCGATAACCATCGTCTGCTTTCGGTGAACTGGCTGGCCAGTGGCCGCCATGGCTTTGCGTTGAGCTTGCTCGGTGAGCAAGTAGGTGATTGTTGCTTCCATTTGGTGTGTTAACTCTCTTCTCCCGCGATGCGGGCAGCATGACACTGGTCGAAACCAATGCCGTGCTGTCATCACCACCGCCGGTCAAGAGCTTTAGGCTTTAACGGTGGTGGACGACGGGAGATGAGCTTATTCGGGGATGGTCGACTGCGGGATTGCGCGGCGTCAAGGTGGGTTTGATACTCAAAGGTCGATGACCTGCTTCCTGGACTCCGGTGGAGTCTCAACTATTAAGGCTGGCAGTCAGTGACCGCCGCCTTGTACACATGAGTATCGTGTAGGAGAGCAGTTTTTGTCAACAAGGGATGCGTGTTGCCGGGAACGGCGGCCCAGCCGGGGACCCCTTTTTTGGCCGGGAAAAAATGCCGGGCCAGAATTTTCCTGAAATTTTCAAATTTTCCGGGACCCCTTACTATTTCGCCAAGACCCCTTTTCACATGCGTTTTCGCCTTTCCTTCCCGTGTCGCACATCAGTAGGCGTGTGACAGTCGTTAAATTGTTGAAAACAAAGGATAAGTATTGTTTTCAACAGTTTAGCGCGTACGTCATATGTCACACCGTTGCAAGCTATTGAAAACAATAGAAAAACCGGCCTTTGGCGCGGGTTATGGCGCGCGCTAGAGACCGTTTGACCGCGTCGCAAAATATATTTGTCAGTACAGTTGACAGAAATTAGCCCACAAATGTCTTTTTTCGTGTGACTATCGAAGATCAAATGTTAACTCATTTGTTATCAACAATAAAAATGAAGAAAAGGCGAAAATAGTCTTTTCCTTGGTAAGCACGGCTGCCGACCGCACAGCACGGCTGCCGACCGCACAGCACGGCTGCCGACCGCACAGCACGGCTGCCGACCGCACAGCACGGCTGCCGACCGCACAGCACGGCTGCCGACCGCCAGCACGGCTGCCGACCGCCAGCACGGCTGCCGACCGCAAACTAAAAAACCCACGCTAGTTTAGCGTGGGTTTATTTTTCACTTTTGACGTTTTCTCCAGTGTGCCAATACTGCGCGCGGTATCGCGCGTATGGTCTCGCGGTACTGGCATCCAATGCAGAGACCATACTTTGTCGCGGGGTGCCCGCATGCGCACGCTAGCTTACGTGGTCGACCCATTGTTGACCTACTTCAATCCTACGCGTCGACGCATGATAGACCATGTTGGAAAACCCGCGTTTGCTGTAGGCGCTCGGATGTAGGATGCGAGCACCGCCACGTGTAGTGTAATACCACGATTCACCGGTTTCCTTGGGTGCAAGTGCGATTCCAGGTATAATCCGAATGCGGATATACTTTGCGTCTGCAGACTTCAGGATTGCTTTGCGCTGTTTTTTCGATAGTGTGTTCATTGGTGTGTTCCTTGCGTTAGTTAGAAAAATAGGATTCGTCCTAGTGCGAGTAAGTTACCTTCGTATGCGCGATAGTAGCGTATGGCCTTTGATTTTGAGACAAAGTAAGATGTTCCGATGATCATTTGGTGTGTTCCTTGGGTGTGGTTTAAATTCAGACTTGACGGTATAGGCGTCGCGTATACCGTCCTTGTCAGGACTCAAACCTAGGCTACTAGCGCGATTTGGATCAAATCGCGTACGACGAATCCGCTGCAGTCTTTTTTCGCGCGTCCCTTGGCGTACAAGCCGACCACAGCGCCCTTCGGATCCGTGAAGCGCAAGTCGGTATCGTCGCCATTGACAACGCGGTATCCATGCCACGTTGCAGGCATCGGCGTGCCCTTCTTAAGCCCGAAAACCACTGCGACGTTGACGCCATGCGCTAGTGCGTCAAGGCACGCCTGTAGGTTTGTTTCGGAGTGGCTGAACGTCAGACTGTAATTCGGCAATTGCCGGAGCCACGGGTTAGGAAGCTTCGTGTAGTCGTAAAACTGGACATCAGGAAATAGGCCCGCAACCGCAGTAACAAGCTTTGGTAGATCGGATGTCCCATTGATCCTTACCGCGGGTTTCATTCCTTGTTTCAGAGCACGACGGCGGACGGTTTCGACGTCATACACAAGAGATGCTCGGAATGCGTCGGGATTCGACACCATGAACCGCGTTTTGTCTATCCTCGCTTCGATGATATCGGGGAAAACTTCCGCACGTCCCGACAGATTAAGGCATGCTGCAATACAACCCGCACTTGCCATTCCGCATGTGTCGATAACCCCGCTAGACGTGTGAGGCGCAAGGTACATGATCCCCGTTAGGTAATTCTGTTTGCGACCCTTGATGGTCTTAGCGTCGGAATCGATATTGATCAGTTTGCGGTATCCCACAGGCTTACGACGTGCGGGGAATTTGATCTTACGTTTACGGGTTGCTTTGGTGTGTTTCATGGTGTGTTCCTTGGTTTCGGGCTTAGTGAGAGTAAAATTCATCAGCGAGTTGAAGCTTCTGTTTATGTAATTGAGTGATTGCGTTGAAAACGACGCGCGTCGCTGAGGTATGTACCCTTGACGTCCACGTCTCATGGCGTAATGCGTATAGGGCGCTGTCAAGTATTCTGATGAGTCCAGCATCGCACGGCGTTTTGCGCTCGTGGTCGTATTCGCTCGTAATATGCGTTTTGGCCAATGTTTATGCGGGTTTCGCGTGGGTCGACCAGCGTATCGCGTTGATACGCTTGCACTTAGCGGATTGATACCGCGCCAATGCCGGCGCTCTGCTGAAAACAAAGGACTTGCTCGCAAACAATTGAAAACAAACATAGTCTGCAAACTATTGAAAACAAAGAGCCGAGCTGTAAGCCGTTGACAGCAAAGATCCACTGTAAGTCATTGAAAACAAAGGCCGCTACGGGCTCGCTACGGCAGCAAATGGGTCCTAGGTCATGGGGTGGTCGCCGCGCGCGGGTGGGCGCAGTGCGGCCTGCGCGAATGAATGGCGGATGTAAAACGCCTTCATAATGCTCTATGTATATGAAAACACACAAGTTGGCTTAAATACATAACTTAAATAGATAACTTTGATAGATAACTTTGTTAGCTACATTTGGGGGTAGTTTAATGAGATATGCCCAACAGCACTGGTACTTTCTATCGTCACGGTATTCCAACCGTGTTACAGCGGCAGACCATTGTGACCGCGGAGCGCACTGCAGATGTCGTTTACCAAAACACCACCGGCAAAACGATACTGGTTTTTTCTTGCTGGGATCTAGGGGGTAAGGCCTCGACGCTGAGTTTCTTCAGTGATGGGGCTAACCCGCCGGGAACAGAAGTGGCGCGAATCGCGGGTAATCAACCGCAATCGTCGATCCAACAGTTGGTCTGCGTGGTGCTGGCCGGTCATTACTATCAGTGCCGGGTGCAAGCGGGGACGCCGACGTTGATCAATTGGATCGAATACGATTGACCTATGATGCAACGGGTCACCTATGTAGGCGTTAATTCGCTCGCGCGCGATGTGAATCTGCCGCCCAAGACGGTATCGAATATGATGCGGGCGGGCAAGACGGTCGAGCAGATACGTGCGTTTGCGGCGCAGCGGCATGGTACAACGCCGGTGCCACCTATTCCGGAGAAGGCGGTGGCGGAGAAAGAGACTCCGCGCTCGGAATACGAGATGGTGATCGCGGCGGCGGAGCGTACCGATGCGCTGGAGTCCGCGAAGCTGCGCCGGGCGAGGGCGCTCGCCGAGAAGCAAGAGATTGAGAATATGGTGCGGCGCGGGGAATTGTTGCCGGTCGGCTATGTGTCGCGGTGGGCGGCAAAGTTCCTGGTCGATGGGCGCGATGAATTGCTGAGGCTGCCTTCCGAGCTGGCTGACTCGCTGGCGTCCGAGACCGAGCCGCTGAAGATCCGCGCTGTCCTGGAGGCCGCCATGCTGCGGGTACTGGCGAAGTGGGAAAACATTAACCGGATACTCAACGCCGATCTCGACGCACAGAAGGTGGCATGATCACATTTCGGGTAGACGGGGATCTCTTGAGAGAGCCAGTGGAAGCGCTGGTCAATACCGTGAACACGGTCGGCACGATGGGCGCGGGGATTGCGTTCAAATTCAGATATGCTTATCCGAAGAATTATCGCGCCTACGTATTAGCGTGCAACCGCAATGAAGTCAGAATCGGGCGCATGTTTGTTACGAAGACCAACGACCTTCACGGTCCGCAGTGGGTGATCAACTTTCCCACGAAGGAGCACTGGCGGCATCCCTCCCAGCTGAAATGGATTGTCGACGGACTGCGGGATCTTCGCCGTGTGATTGAAGAGGAAAATATTCGGTCCCTAGCAATACCTGCGCTGGGATGCGGCAATGGCGGGCTGAGCTGGGGTGATGTGCGTCCGGAAATAGAGCAGGCGCTTGGCTCGATGGAGTCCGTCCAGGTTATCGTTTTCGAGCCGCGACGATAAAACAAAACCACCCGCCGTTGTTTTCGCAATTTGGCCCACCTTTAAATACAATTTTAAGCATGCAGCGTAAAACAGACGATACAGCCAGCCGGGTGTACTCCTATGGCACGGTACCGGCGCGGATCGCACCGGTGATCAATGAAGATTCGGCTCGAGGACAGATGCGGCTGGGCAACCGGCTATGGAATGTCCTGGTCACCATCGAGCGTACGCGCGATACGGCGTACCGGCGGATCATGCGGGATGACCAGCAAACGCGGATCGATGAGCTGTCGGCGGAGATCAGTTTGTGCCGGGAGTTGATCAAGAAGGCTCGCCAGTCCGCGCGTAAACGCAAGGGCGCGGATCTTGGTGATCTGCCGGAGCGCATTGCGGCGGCGGAGGCGGAGCGAAAGCCGTTGATCGCGGAGCGGAAGGCGACCAAGGAATCGCGGCATGAGGCCAAGCGGCAGCAGCTGGATGCCAATACGGAGCGGGCGTACCGGCGCACGATTAAGGCGCGGCAAGCGGCGGCGGGTCTGGGGCTCTATTGGGGCTCCTATAACGACATCATTCAGCGGGCGGAGACGGCGCGTCAGCTGGCGCGCAAGGGCAAGGGGGATAGCGAGCTGCGTTATCACGGCTTCCGCGGCGAAGGGACGGTTACCGCGCAGGTGCAGGGTGGCGCGTGCGTCAGCGACTGCGTAGGCGGCACCAACACGCTGTTCCAGGTGGATCCACCGACGCCGGGCCGGAAGTGGCGGTATGCGCGCGTGCGGATCGGCAGCAATGCGGATCGGTCGCCGGTGTGGGTTGAGATTCCGATTGTTTACCATCGGGATCTGCCTCCGGAGGCGCGTATCAAGAGTGTAAGCGCCAGCCGCCGCATCCTGGCGGGGAAGACGCACTGGCAGCTGAATGTGAGCATCAGCTTGCCGCGGCCTAGTGAGAAGACCGGCAGCCGGGTATTGGCGCTCGATCTGGGCTGGCGATTGAAGCCGGAGGGCGCGGTGCGGGTGGGATACTGGGCTGACTCGCTGGGCGGCCATGGTGAATTGCGGATTGAGGGCTCCGATATCGCGCAGTTCCAGAAGGTCGCGGATCTGCGGTCGATCTGCGATAAGAGCCGGGAGCAGTTTCACCCGGAGCTAGTGGAGTGGCTGGGCCAGCGGGAGTTGGCGGAGGAGTGGCGGACGCGGTCGGCGTATCTGTATCAGTGGCGGTCCGGGGAACGTGTGGCGGCGTTGATCCGCTGGTGGGCGGATAACCGGCTGCCGGGTGATGAGGGAATGTTTGCGGAGGCGGTCCGGTGGCGCAAGCAGTTTCTGCATTTGACGGACTGGTGGCGGAATCTGCAGCATCAGATGACGGGCCGGAGGCTGGCGCGGTATCGGGATTTCGCGGCAGGGCTGGCGCGGGATTATGACGTGGTGGTGGTGGAGGAATTTGATTTGCGCTCGGTGGTGGAGCATCCTCAGCCGGAGTCGGCGGCGGTTGTCACGGGGTCGGGGACGTACCGGTTTATGGCCAGTACGGGGACGTTGCGGCTGGCGATTAAGAGTGCGTGCAGCCGGGAAGGGGTGGCGGTGGTTGAGCTGCCTGCGCCGTATACGACGCGGGAGTGCCATGCGTGCGGGTATGCGCATGAGTGGGATCAAGCGGCGAGTATCATGCACCGGTGCGGTGGGTGCGGGATGTTGTGGGACCAGGATTTGAATGCGGCGAAGAATCTGTTGAAGGCGTGGGGGCAGATGCGTGCGAGCGGTGGGGCGATGCCAGAGGTGGCATCTGATAAGAAACAACGAGTTACGGAGGTGGAAGAGGGCGCAAAACCAGACCGCTCGCAAACCGGTCTGGAACCTGATGAAAACATGGCAGCTGGCGACTAGGCTGTCGCAACGCCTGCTCAGTGGCTTGGTAGCTGAGACGTAGGTAGTTGGGGGGTATCTACCCCTGCCGAATGGTCGCAACGCCTGCTCAGTGGCTTGGTAGCTGAGACAAGACGGTTCCGGTATCGAGCGAGCAGGTCCGGGTTGTCGCAACGCCTGCTCAGTGGCTTGGTAGCTGAGACGCTCCGAGAAAGAGGAGACCGGAGGCCGGACCGCGGTCGCAACGCCTGCTCAGTGGCTTGGTAGCTGAGACCCCTACTGCTCGATTTCCTCCAGCCCGACCAGTTTCCGTGTCGCAACGCCTGCTCAGTGGCTTGGTAGCTGAGACTCTACATCTGGGGCGCGGCGCTCGGCGATGTCACCGCGTCGCAACGCCTGCTCAGTGGCTTGGTAGCTGAGACAGGGTAGGGTGCTTCGAACTTTTTCCGGGGTTTAGGTCGCAACGCCTGCTCAGTGGCTTGGTAGCTGAGACGCTAAACCGTCCGTGCTTGATGATTTTGACCTGGACGTCGCAACGCCTGCTCAGTGGCTTGGTAGCTGAGACGACGATGTCGGCACCCGCAGTACGCGGACCACGGATGTCGCAACGCCTGCTCAGTGGCTTGGTAGCTGAGACAACAAATTCCAACGGATAGTATTGTCCGAAATACAACGTCGCAACGCCTGCTCAGTGGCTTGGTAGCTGAGACTACTGCTGATACCCGCCGGTCGCACCGGATCGCAGTGTCGCAACGCCTGCTCAGTGGCTTGGTAGCTGAGACAAGCGCCAGATCATCCGCCTGCAAGGGCGGCTCCTGTCGCAACGCCTGCTCAGTGGCTTGGTAGCTGAGACAGGGTCAGTGGTGGCGATCTCCGGCCAGTTTTCGAACGTCGCAACGCCTGCTCAGTGGCTTGGTAGCTGAGACAACGGCTCGAGGCTGAATATCGGCGTCATACTCGACCCCGTCGCAACGCCTGCTCAGTGGCTTGGTAGCTGAGACAGGACGTCATCGCCGTGAAAGAGATCTGTCGACGTGGTCGCAACGCCTGCTCAGTGGCTTGGTTACTGAGACAACTAACCGCACAAACGGCACCGCGCTACTTTAACAGCGTCGCAACGCCTGCTCAGTGGCTTGGTAGCTGAGACCCGACTATTATGCATGAGCATATACCAGGGTTTAAATCGTCGCAACGCCTGCTCAGTGGCTTGGTAGCTGAGACGCGTCCCAACGGCGGCGCTCGAAAAATGGCTGGCAGTCGCAACGCCTGCTCAGTGGCTTGGTAGCTGAGACCCGACTATTATGCATGAGCATATACCAGGGTTTAAATCGTCGCAACGCCTGCTCAGTGGCTTGGTAGCTGAGACGTGGCAGGTGCGATGGGAACAACCGAAGGATGCAGCGTCGCAACGCCTGCTCAGTGGCTTGGTAGCTGAGACAGCGCATACTGGTTTCATGAGCGATCACGCCACCCTCCGTCGCAACGCCTGCTCAGTGGCTTGGTTACTGAGACGTCATTGCTCCCGATCCTTTCGTGGTGTCGCAACGCCTGCTCGGTGGCTTGGTAGCTGAGACGTGGACTTCCTGGTGCGGATCGCCGCCGCCGTGCGTCGCAACGCCTGTTCAGCGGCTTGGTAGCTGAGACTTGTTTGTCGTGACGTCCGTTGATAGAGACATGGGGTCGCAACGCCTGCTCGGTGGCTTAGTTACTGAGACGGGATGGATCTGGAGGTCTTGATCTGGGTCAGCAAGCTGCGTTGCAACGCCTGTTCAGCGGCTTGGTAGCTGGGACATTAGCCTTTAGCGATAGTCGCGGTGCCTGCTCAGCGGCTTGGTAGCTGAGACGCGACTCTTCGGGTGGACGCCAACGCACGTCGCATTCCGCGTTGCAATGCCTGTTCACCGGCTTAGTTGGTGTGACGCGAAGATCTTATGGTCTGTCGCAACGCCTGCTCGGCGGCCTAGTAGCTGAGACATCCGTGAAGTAATCCGAGGTGCCTGCCCGGCGGCTTGGTAGCCGGGACGCGCGATGTGTGTTGACGGCCTCAGTAACCAAGCCACTGAACAGGCATTGCCGACCAGCGCCGAGCACAGTAAGCCCGTGCGCATTAGTCTACCCGGAAAGGTAAGGTAAAAACCAAATGACCCTCTATAAAGTGGCTGACGCCAATGACCAGTCGGGAGACGGGATCGAGTGGGGGGAGAATGTCACCCACGCCGCGACCGGCACCGGCAAGGAGCTTTTTACGGACGGGTGGATACATGCTCACGAGCATCCGCTCCTGGCGGCTTTATTGATCCCGGCAATATACGTTGATCCCCGAAACATACTGCTCTGGGAGGCTGAGGGCGAAATAGGACTGCGTGACGGACAACTCAAGTGTGGGTGTAGGTCGCTGACCACCATCCGGCGCATCGAGATGCCGGAGGTTGCGGCAAGCGCGAGGGTGCGGTTTGCGGTTATGTGCGCGATGGCGGTGGACCGCGATCCGTCCTTTGTGGGCTGGGCGTATGGGTGGCTAAACGGTACGGATCGTTCTCACGAAAAGGCAGTCGCAGCCGGGATGGCGGCATCAGTCCGGGCAGTTCAGCATCGCTCGAAGGAGGCAAGGGGAGCGGCCAAAGCAGCGTGGTGCGCCACGTGTGCGGCCTGCGCGGCGTGCCAGCAAATAGAGATTACGGTAATGAGGAGGGTGGCGGAGGCAGCATATGTGGCAGTACGGGCCGCGGCGCTGCCTGACAGCGTGGACCTGTTAGTATTGGCGCAGCGCGCGATTGCCGAGGAGTCCACAATGCCTGTTCAGCGGCTTGGTAGCTGAAACGCAGAAGGCTCTAGTCGAGATGGGGCCGGAACCAAGCAATGCCTGCTCGGCGGCTTTGGTAGCCGGGACGAGGATGAGGGAGACGCAATGCCTGCTTGGTGGCCTGGTAACTGAGACTATCATGCACTAAAGTCGCAATGCCTGTTCACCGGCTTGGTTGGTGAGACCTACGGAGAAATTATTATGGAGAAAAGCTACGCAATGCCTGTTCACCGGCTTGATAGGTGAGACTTTAAAATATGGGTTTACAGATGCCAGAGATGTCGGCCTCAGCGTTTCGGGCGTGGTGTGAGTATTGGCGTCGGCTGCGCGAGGCGATTGACATGCGGCGGGCATTGGATCCGAAGTTTGGCAGAGCCAATAAGGCGCGTGGTAAATGGAAACGCCATCTTTCTTAGTTCCAGGCTGGGACTGGCCGCCGCCGGTATTTCAGAGCTTGCACTCTGAGATCTTCCGGGTGCGTCCCCGGGTGCCGCTTTCGCAATGGTCGGAAGCCAACGTGGTGCTGTCGCCGGAGTACAGCTCGTCGACCGGTCCCTTGCGGTTGTACGGCTGGCAGCGGGGCATTCTCGACGCCATAACGGACGACACCATCGAGACCGTGGTGATCATGTCGTCCACCCAGGTGATCAAGAGTCTCGCGATCATGCTGGCGATTGCGTATTGGATCGCCGAGGAGCCGGGGCCCATCTTATTGGTCGAGCCCAAAAAAGACGCCGCGCGCGATTTCTCGAAGCGCCGGTTGATGCCCATGGTGCGGGATTGCCAGATCCTGCGCAATAAGGTGCTGGACGGCATCCACGATGGCTCGAATACCATCCAGAGCAAGACCTTCCCGGGCGGCAACCTGCTGATCATCAGTGCGCGCACGCCGGTGGATCTGGCGCAGCACACCATCCGGTATCTGGTGTGCGATGAGATCGACAAGTACGACCAGGATGTCGGCGGCAGCCAGGAGCGTCAGGGAGAAGGTGATCCTATCGACCTTGCGTGGGAACGCGCCATGACCTTCGGGACGCGCCGCAAGCGTATCCTGGCGTGCAGTCCGACGGTGGCCGGGCGCAGCCGGATCGGCAGGGCATTTGCGTTGTCCGACCAGCGGCGCCCCTACGTGCCGTGTCCGCATTGCGGCACCATGCAGGTGTTGCGATTCCGCGACCGGGACGGGTATCACGTCAAGTGGTCTACCGCCGTGGCGCGGGAGCTGCAGGCGGCGACGGCGCGCTATTACTGCATCAGTTGCGATAAGCCGTGGACGGAGCGGGAGCGCTGGGATGCGGTGGATCACTATGTCGAGTGGCGCGCGGATCGTCCGCAGGCGGGCAATCGCACGGCTGGATTCTGGCTGAACCACTTGTATGTGCCACCGAGCTGGAAGTCGGCGGCGTCCATTTCGCAGCAGTTTCTGAATGCCAAAGACGACCGGCAGAGTCTCAAAACGTTTATCAATACGGTGCTCGCCGAGGAATGGGTGGAAGAAGGCGAAGCGCCGGAGAAGGATCTGTTGTTTGCGCGGCGGGAGGCTTATCCGTTCGGGGATACTGCGGTGGTGCCGCAGCGGGGTCTGTTCCTGACGGCGGCGGTTGACGTCCAGGAGCATCCGGCGCGTCTCGAGGTTGAAGTGAAGGCCTGGGGTAGAAACCGCGAAAACTGGTCGATGGGCTACTGGGTGCTGCAAGCGTTCAGCGAGAATGGCCAGGAGTTGCCGGTGAGCGCGCGGGAATTGTGGGACCAGCTGTATGAGTTATTGGGACGCGAGTGGGCGCACAACTCGGGTAAGAGTCTGCCGATCCTTTGCATGACCATCGACACCGGCAAAAACCCGAAGCCGGTATACGAGTTTACGCGGCGGGGGCATCAGCTGCATTACGGACCGCAAGGTATTAAGTTGATCGCGGCGCGCACGGTGGTGCCTATCAAGGGTACGCCGGACCAGCTGCGGGTCATTGCCAGCATTTCGAAGGAAGATGCGGCGCGCAAGCGGCAGGGGACGCGCATTGTGGGTGTCGGGGTGAACTGCTGCAAGGCTGAATTGTTTGATTTGATGCGGCACGCGGTGCCTACGGTGGACGATACGCCGGTGACCGGTTGTTATCACTGGCCGATGTATGACATGACGTACTTCGAAGGCTTATGCTCCGAGGTGAAGATCGTCAAGCCCAACGGCGACGTCGTCTACGAGAAGCGCGCGCCGCGCAATGAGCCCATCGATCTCGCGGTGTACAACCGGGCGGCCTATTCGATTGTGGGCGCGGACCGGTTTGGGGAAGACCACTGGCGTCATTTCGAGGCGGCTATTGCCATCGAAGGCGCAGCGCCGCCACGTCCGGCACCGGTGCCACAGCCCACTCAAGCCGCCTGGACGGCACCGGTGACTGCGCAGCCAGCCTACCCGGGTCTGGGCGCGCAGCGGGGCGGATTCCGCCGCCGGTAAAATAATTTCGCGTGTCTGTTGACACAATAGTTTCCATTGCGCTATTCTTATGGTCATGGAACACACCAACGCAACAAATCAGCTCACCGAAAACGGAGCCCGTGGAATCCGGGCGAAACGCCGCAAGGCGTCGGGAGCACACACACCAATGACGTTGAAAATTTACACTTCCGCCCATTCCGTAAACGCCTCGCTGCGGGCTGGCCGCGAAGTCTTTGCAACTCTGGAGCAGAGTAGCGGCACTCGCGTGAGGATCACGGCCTACAAGGTCACCATGCGCGGCTGCAAGGGCCCCTGGGGCCGACAGGCTGGCACTGGCCGCTGGGTGCCGGTGAAGGACATCGAAGTCGGACCGGCAGCGGAGGTGAAGCAGTAAATGGACCCCAACGAGAATCTCAGACGCCAGATTGAGCTGGCGCGCCGCCTGCAGATGCAGGCAGACCGCGAGAAGGCGATTGACCCGCTCGATGCGCTTGAATTGGCCGAGCTGGTCACCGCTCTTAACGGCTGGATCCGGAAGGGCGGCTTCCTGCCGGTGGTCTGGGCGGAGAAACAGGAGGTGGTGCGATGATGCCCACCGTCCATCTCAACGGCACAGCTGCGAGCGACCTGCTGGAACAGGCGCTTGACTGTTCCGGTGCGCTCGAATCGGCACTCAAAACGCTCCGCCAGAATGGTCCCAATGCCAGGGACTATTACGTCCAGAGGCCGGAGGACGCCTTCCGGCGGGCGGTTGCGGAGCACGAGCAGCGCATCTCGCAGCTCACTGAGATGCTGAAGTATTACGAGAAATTAGCCGAGCACGTTGCGGCGCGGCTGAAATAATCCACCAAAAAGAGGAACACACCAATGAACGAAATCGCAGAAGTCTACACGCCGGTCCGTCTGCACAACCTGGACATCCCGGGCCCACAGATGTTTAAGACGCTCGACGCGGCACTGGCTGCCGCCGCCGAGCAGCGAGCCACCGGCTACATCGTGGATATCGATACGCGGGTGATCAACCTGCGCAAAGGCCAGCGCTTTGAGCGTAAGGCCACCAGCTACAGCGTGGTCGTCCGCGACCCCAATTCTTGGAATGCCTCAACCGGCATTCACCAGGAGCTGGCGCACTGCGGCCACAAACACCGGACGCTGAAGGGCGCGGCAGAATGCCTCGCGATCAAGACCGAGCGGGTCGACGGCTCGTGCTCCGCCACGTGGTATCACGCCCAAGTCGAGAATAATCTGGGCAAGGTCGTCAGCCAGGACGAGATCTATGCCGCCACTCACTGATAATGGAGCCATGGTTTCCATGACGCTCGACCACCAGGAGGCGGAGTACGCCTCGATCCAGGACGCGGTAAAGGCGTTTCTCGCCGAATATCCCGAGGGCGTCATCTACGACGCCGGTGGCTTTGAGCGCACCAGTGCCGATGCCGACGCGGACTACGATGTCCGCAATGACCGCGTGGCCATGCTTTGGGCAGCCAAAGCCGATGCAGTAAACGACGACGGGCTGCATGCCGTCGGCACAATTGATATTTCAAACTAGGAACACACCAATGAAAAGCATTATTTTGGTTGCGCTCGCCGCAGCCGTATTGAGTCCGCTGAAGGCGGAGGAGAAGCCGCTAACGCCCCTTGCGGTATGCCGCGGTTTTCGCGATACGTGGCTCAAGACTCTTAGTGTTGACGTGAGTAAACTACCGGTTGCTGAACTGGAGCTGCGGGCGGAAGAGATGGATGAATGTTCGTTGCACACCGAAAAACACTCAATGGAAGAGGCTAAACGCATCGCTCGCACGAGAGATTTCAGGGCTTCAGCGATGCTGCTTGGCGAGTATCTGAATTATGCCATGTTAACTTCCGAGTACTGGCGGGAGTGCTACAAGCGGACCAAAAAGCAGTAAAACTTCCTCAGCCTCTCAAAATAAAAAAAGCCGCCGGACCCAAACGGGAACCCGGCGGCTTTTTCGTTTTGCACGGTGTTGGCTTACTTCTTTTCCTCGTCAGCGGCAACATCCGGCTTCGGCACCGGCACCCATACCCAGGCCCAACCGTAGGGCGGGAAATGGACCATCGTCCAGAAGCCGTGCTCGCCCAGGTCATCAGTGGGCGGCAAGTTGATGGGATGGTCGGGGCTTCCTGCCTCGCCTCCTCCTGGCGGTTTGGTGGGCGGGTTGGGCCAGATGTTCGGCGGAATGGGATGACTCGGGTACGGCGGCGGTCCACCGGGCGCGATAGGGTGCGCTGGGTAGCCTGGGATGGGCGCGCCTCCCCAGATTCCCGGAGGATTACCACCAGGAGGGTTTGGCCAGACGGTGGGAGGGATCGGGTGTGCGGGATATGGCGGCGGGCCACCAGGAGCGATAGGATGCGTCGGATAACCCGCAGGCGGCCTACCCCCCCAGATTTGGTCCGGCGGCGTGGGCTGCCCATAACCCGGGTCGACTGGGGTGTAGATCGGAGGCATGGGATACGTGGGCGGGTTGTAGATCGGCGGCGTCGGCCACGGGATGGGTGCGCCCCCCCAGATTCCAGGAGGAGTACCACCACCGCCCGGCGGGTTTGGCCACACGGTTGGCGGAATGGGATGAGACGGATATGGAGGCGGTCCACCGGGTGCAATTGGGTGCTCCGGATGTCCACCGGAAGAGATGGGAATGATCCACGCTAAAACTGGACCGTTCATGCTGTTTTTCACTTCCTTTGCTCTGAGATATGTTTCGCTTCAGTTGCAACCTTTGAAGGAACCATTCGCACTCGTTTTTAGCACGTGGCATGCTCTAAAAGCAAGGTAGCACTATGACGTTTCGGCGTCACGGCGTTACCATGGTAGCCATTATGGCGGTAGGCAAAGCCAATTTGGCCATCTACGAAGGCGACGACTTCAGCGATACGATTACCGTGGTCAACCCGGATGGCACGACTCCGGATCTGACCGGATGCGAAGCGCAAGCGCAGATCCGGCTGGGTCCTGCGGATCAAAACCCCATCGTGGTGGTCGAGATCGGCATCACCATCATGCCACCCAACCAGATCCTGCTCGCCATTCCGAATGCCACCACCGCACTTATGTCCGGACGTTATCAGTGGGACCTGCAGGTGACGGCCACTGACGGCACGATCCGGACGGTCGTGGCCGGTGCCGTGGTCGTGACGCCGGATATCACCCGGCAAGGAGGAGCGAAAAAAACATGACTCCCGGCGTTTATCCGCTCGCGCTCTACCGCGGCGACAGTTACCACTGGCAGTTTACCCTTTGGCAGGACACTGCCCGGACGCAGCCGGTCGACCTGACCGGCGTAACGGTCAAGTCGCAGATCCGCGACAAACCAGCGGGGTCCCTGCTGCTCACCATGACGTTGACAGTCACGCTGCCCAACATCATCGCCATGGATCTGTTGGCATCAGACTGTGCCAGCCTGCCGCCGTCCGGCGGTAACTGGGATCTGCAGCTCACGTATCCCAACGGCGACGTGGGAACGATCCTGATGGGTCCTGTCAGAATCACGGTCGACGTCACCGACTCCGCTATTCCGTTAACCCGCCCGGCGCGGCTATCAAAGGTAGGTTGAAGCATGCCCGAAGTTGAAATGAGGACGACGGAGCCGCCGGTCATCGTCATCGAGGACCAGGACGGCGTGGTGGTCGACGCAACCAACAGTCCGGCTGCCGTGATCAGCGTCGACGTATTAACTGAGAATCCGCTCTACATGGATATCGGACCTCCGGGTCCTGTTGGCCCTCCGGGTCCTCAGGGGCCTCCAGGGATGGTCAGTCCCTGGGTGGCGGACGTGGATGCCGCCGGATTCCAGCTCTACAATGCGTCAAGAATCGGCGTCGGTGTGGCATCGCCGCAAGTGGCGCTCGATGTCGCGGGCAACATCCAGGCATCCGGTGGAGTCCTTGCGGGATATGTCTCCGGACTGGCGGGTGCCGCTCTTAGCCTGAGGACTAACGGGACTCAACGTCTCGTGATCGATACATCGGGACTCGTTTATATTGCCCCGGTCGATGGACAAACTTCCAGCCAGATCGACATGCAGGGTTCAGGCGGGGGGTACATCTCGGCTGACAGCGCGCTGACGCTGCGGACAATGGGAGCCTCACCGCTCTTCCTGTCCACTAACGCTACGCAGCGGGTGGTGATTGATGCATCGGGATACATTTCCATCCCCCCGATGGATGGACAAACTTACAGCCAGATCGACATGCAGGGTTCAGGCGGAGCATACTTCTCCGCTGATACACAACTGACGCTACGCTCGATTGGCGCTTACCCGCTCACCTTGGCTACCGGAGCCACTGCCCGCCTCACCATCGACGGGTCCGGCAACGTCGGCATCGGGACGAGTTCGCCGCAATCTTTGCTGCATGTTTCCGGGGGACGAATTGAATTGCAGGGCGATCAGTCGGCTATTTTCCACGTGCCCAGCTCAGGGTCGGGTGGCTTCCTGACTGGGGTTCGTGAAGATATCTCTTCCGGTAACTTTGTGTTTGACAGTCTCAGCGGTGACTGGATTTTCCTCAACCACAACGTCGGCATCGGGACGACCTCGCCGCAGGCCATGCTCGATGTGGCGGGCGCGGTTCACGTCGCTGGGAGGCTCACCGTCAACGTGGCAAGCGGCCCTATTCTTGTTGTGCAGCAAGGAGCCGCTGATTACTACTGGAGCTTGGCTTCGACAATGGCCAGCGATAGTGACGACCTGTACTGCATCGCCGATGCGAATAGCAGTGGCTACGCATGGGCCACACGTAACGCTGCGGGGGCCGCAGTCTTTGCTGGTGGCATCGATTGCAACGGCAATTGGGGTATCGGCACCGGGTCGCCGCAAGCCAAGCTGGATGTGGCAGGCAGCGTCAATGTCTCCAAGGCGACAAGCACACCGGCAATAACCGTCAACGATTCAGCAACCGCAGGAGACTCTGTCCTTATCCAGTCGACCTCGCGAATAAACGACGAGTTTCTCCGTATTTACCAGAACGGGTCGGCTTACGCAGGCAGCGCTCTTTCATTGACGATGGCGCAGGGTAGCGGGTCGTTTACCGGAAGCTTTATCTACTGCCTCAACGGGGGGGCAGCTAGTTTTATTGTCGACTGCAATGGCAGGGTGAGTGGCAATAGTTTCGCGGTGAATGCCTTCGGGGTTGTTGTCGATACTGCGGGCAACGCTAGTTTCGTTGGCATTAACGCATCCGGCACCATGACAGCGCCGGAACTCATCATCAACCGGGCGTCGGCATCATCCCAGGGAGTGGTCGTCAACGATCTCAGCGGCGTAACCGGCGGTGCGGGATACTATCTGCATACCGCGTACCGGACCGACGGCGATCTCATCGGTCTGTATCAGGATACGTCGGCATTCGCGGGTAGCGCGCTTACCATGAACATGGCGTCGGGCAGCGGTACGTTTACCGGGTACTTTCTGCTGGGCTATAACGCCGGGGTTGCGAAGATTCTGATCGATTCAGCCGGGAATACTACTCTTGGCGGGACCCTGACTATCGGCGGCGCGGTGGTGATCGACACCTCGCACAATTGCAACTTCGCACTGGTGACGACAGTAGGCGTCGTGGCCGGGGGCGTAGCACAGAAAACAAGCTGTTTTCATGCTCAGAATGGCTTCTGGGCGAATAACCTGCAGGGGCAGACAACGACCGTCACCGGAACGTTTAATGTCGGCGGAACGGCCTACACGCACTTGGTATTCACCGGCGGCATCCTGACCAGCTGGAACTGAGGCTAACATCAAAATAGAAAGGACAACCTAACATGGCAACGACTCCTACTCCCATTCCCGGCCTCCCCGACCCCGATCCGCTTGAGCAGCAGCAGCTGGCACTCGATCAGACTATCGGATCCGGCGTCGCCGAAGTCCGCTTTCAGGACCGCACGGTCCGATATCCGTCCGCAGCAGACCTGATCCTCCGCGCCAATTATTTGGCTCAATTGCAAGGCGGCGGTAATAACGCCGCGAACGCGCGGCGTCAGGTGCGCGCCTATACCAACAAGGGCCTATGACGAGTCCTGCAATCGTGTCCGCCGGGCAAAAAGCCGTCATCGGGCCGCGTGCCGCGCTGCTCTCAACGCTGCGGCTCTGGCTCCTGTACCGCGATGAAGCCCTCTGGGCATTCGTCAGCGGCGCGGAGACGGACAAGCCGCTCGATGAGATCCAGGTCAATAGCGACGTCCTGGCGCATGTCGCGGATGTGAACCAGATCGGCGAGCGCGCATGGAAGCTGGCCGCGCAGATCGCCGCCGAGAAGGAGCAGAAACCGGCCACCATCATGCGCGAAGCCATCAATGAACTACTGTCGACGGAGCAGCCGCGGTTCCTGCTTGCGGTGCCGCATGTGACGGGGACGTTCTGAAATGCCGGAAGACGACAGGAACAAGCAACTGGTTGAATTCGGAATGAAGCTTCGGCCATGTTTGAGTAGAAGAGCGATCTCAGCTCTTACTTATGCCTGGACGAGGGACATTGAAACCCTTGAAGATCTGTTAAAGGCAACCGCACAGGATCTCCTGCATATCAAGAATTGTGGTCTTCTCACTGTTGCGGAAATTGCGGCAACGTTGGATGCGGAGGGAATACCGCACGACCTGCGCGCAAACTGGCCACCCAGGCTGGACGCGCATTACGCGCGTTTCTGGTAGCGCAAGACAAAAAAAGGCGGCCCCATCGCATGAAGGCCGCCATCCCAAACAAAAAGGAAAATGTCGTGTCTCGAACGCAATAATTTTCTCACTTCAGCTTCGCTGGAGTCAAACCGGCTAGCATTGTAACGTCATGATGCTGTAAAGTAAGCCGTAAGATGGCATCGGAACGCAGTCTGGCCCGGCTCCACGGCCTCTCAGGGTCGACACCCGGCACGGCGGTGCTCGACCGGCGCGCGCAATATCCCTCCGAATACTCCGGCTATAGCGGTTCCGGCGCGCCCTACGAAGCTACCGGCACCGGTCGCCGTTTAGGCGGCTGGCAGCCGTCGCGACTGGGTCCTACAACATCGCTATGGGGTACGCGGGACCTGATGCTCGCGCGGTGTCACGATGAGGTCCGCAACAACCCGCTGGCCGCGTCGGCGGTAGATAACTTCGAGAGTCAGGTGGTCGGCAACGGCATCAAGCCGAAGTGGTCGCTCAAGGACGAAAAGCTCAAACTCGAGATCGAGCGCGAGTTTCGCCTGTCGATGCTGACCAAGACCATCGACTATCACGGTCTCAGCGATTTCTTCGGCCTGCAGGCGCTCGCGGCGCGCGAGATCTTCGAAGGCGGCGAGGTCTTCGTGCGGCGGCACATCCGGCCCCGCGGCTGGTCCGCCAATCCCAATGCGAAGCAGCCGCTGCGGGTGCCGGTGCAATTTCAGCTGATCGAGGCCGAGCAATGTCCCATCTGGCTGAATCTGACGGCGACGGCGGGTCTTGCGCCCACCGCGCAGGGCTCCATGGTGCGCACCGGCAAGGAATTCGACGCGCAGGGACGGCTGGCGGCCTTTCACATGTATGCCGAGCACCCCGGCGAGACTATGTTCTTCACATCGTCCGCCTTGCAATTCGTGCGGGTGCCGTCCGACCGGATGATCCACGCCTACAAGCCGTTTCGCGCCGGTTTGCTGCGTGGACAGCCGCATCTGGCGAGCGTGCTGGTGCTGTTGCATGAGCTGGGCAAGTATACCGATGCCACGGTAGTCGCCAAAGAGGTGCAGTCGATGTTTGCGGGCTTCATCTCAAAGACCGTGCCGGAGACCGACGTTTTACCCACGGCCTGGACGGGCGGCACGGCGGCTCCCGTTGGTGGCTATGTTCCGCCCCAGCCTGTCGGGTTCACCGAGGTGGAGCCCGGCTCGTTTAATTACTTGTACCCGGGCGAGGAAATCAAGTTCCCGTCGCTGCCGCAAAACAACGATCTCAGCAGTTTCATGTCGATCATGCTGCATCAGTTTGCGGCGGCCATCGGCGCGACCTACGAGCAGGTGACCGGCGATCTGCGTGGCGTTAACCTCTCCTCCATTCGCGCGGGCGTGCAGGACGCCCACCGCAAGGCCGAGCAGTTTATCTACAACGTGCTGATCACTCAACTCTGCCAGCCGCTGTTGCGCTGGTGGATGGATGAAGCGGTGCTGAGTGGCCGCCTCAGCCTCCCGGGTTACGCGGATGAGCCGGAGCCATACCTGGAGGTTGCGTGGATGCCGTCGGCGTGGCAGTGGATCGACCCGGCGAAGGACATCGAGGCCAAGCAGACCATGGTCCGTTGCGGGTTCACGTCGCGCCAGACCGTATGCGCGGAACTCGGCGAGGATGCGGAGACTATCGACCAGCAGCAGGTCGCGGACAATGCCCGGACCGACGCGCTCGAGCTGGTTTACGACATCGATCCGCGCAAGATTCTGGTCGGAAAAGAGGCGTCGCCGCAAGCCGAGGAAGAGGGTGAACCGGAGTCGCAGGACGCCGCGAAAACGGACGATAGCAGCGAGCCGCCCAAGCCGTAACGAAAGGAAGCAAAAGCAATGGAGCAACACTTACACTGGCCGCATCTGGCGCAGATGATCTTCGACCAGCCGCATGCCATTCTGCCCGAGAAGCTGGGCGTTATTCTGCGCGTTCTGGGACCCCGCCTCATGCTCAATGAGGCCGTCATCGAGGAATTGTTTCCCCGCGCGGGAGGGCTGGTTGTCGCGCAGGCGGGCGATGCGCAGAAACCCGATCAGAAACCGTACCGGCTGACGCCGGAGGGTATCGCGGTGATTCCCATCCGGGGCACGCTGATGAAGCGGTTTTCGTTTCTCTCTTCCGCCAGCGGACTGACCACTTACCAGGGACTGGCGAAGACCGCGCGGCAAGCCATCGAAGATCCAGCCGTGAAAGCCGTGCTCTTCGACGTCGACTCGCCGGGCGGTACAACCCACGGCTGTTTCGAATTGACTGATGCGCTCTATACCATGCGCACTGAAAGCGGCAAGCCGGTCTGGGCGATTGCCAACGATCTGGCGGCCAGCGCGGCTTATGCGCTCGCCAGCGCCGCCGACCGGGTGTTTGTCACCGGCACCGGCGGCGTCGGGTCCATCGGCGTCTTCGCGTTGCACATGGATCAGTCGGTGCTCGACGAAAAGACCGGGGTCAACTACACCTACGTGTTCGCGGGTGAGAAAAAGACTGACGGCAACCCGCATCAGCCGTTGAGCAAGGCGGCCAAAGCCGACATTCAGGCCGAAGTCGACCGCGAGTACGAGATCTTTGTGGGCTGCGTGGCGCGCAACCGCGGCATCTCGAAACAGGCCGTCCGCAACACCGAAGCGGAGGTATTCTTCGGCACCAACGCGCTCAACAAGCTGGCGGATGAGGTGGGCACTTTCGACGATGCACTGGCCGCACTCACTGTGCGCATTAATACCTTGACATCCAAGACTCTTGCACTGCCGGGAGTTATGGATAATAATGCACTCAATGCACAGCATCATGACGTTACGGCATTACAGCATCCAGATGCTGGGACGTTAGCGGACACTGCGGACGAAAAAGGAGCTGAAGACATGGCAAAGAAGTCTGAAACCGAAGAGTCGAAGAAGAAACAGGACGATGAGGACCTGGACGACGATGACGCGAAAAAGCCGGGTGAGGACGATGACGACGATGACGAGGATGAAGAAGAAGCCAAGTCCAAGTCGAAGTCAAAAGCCAAAGGAGTGACGCAGGTGTCGAGACCGAATGACGTTGCAAAGCGTATCGATGAGCTTTGCCAGCTCGCTGGTTGCCGGGAATTGGTCGGCGAATACATAGCCGCCGGTCTCACCGAAGACGAAGTCATGACGAAGTTGAACGAGCGCCGGGCGAAAGCCTCGGAGCAGCCCGGTCCGGTCGGATCCTTCCTGAGCGGTGAGAGCACCGCGCAGGGACAGGTTTCCGTCGAGCAGGCCATCCGGCAGGCACATGCACTGCGCGCCGGATCAAACAACTCGCTTACCCGCTATCAGGCGCTCGAGCGGGTGCTGCTCGATAACCCGCAGATTTACGAGTCCTACATGGATGAGCGCGACCGGGTGATCGCCGCCTGTCCCAGTGGCCGCGGCGCGATGTTGACCGAATACGTGCTCACTCATCAGCGGCGCTACATGATGCAGCTCGGCCTGAGCACCGCGATTGAAGATGTAGTCCGCACCAGGGCGATGTAAAGGAGAGAAACCATGGCGTACAACGAAGGCCTTTTTAACACGATTTCCTACCCCGCCGGTTCGGATATGTCGGGCAAGCTGTTCTACGGCGTGTCGCTGGTGGCCGACGCGGCGACTCCTCCCGGCGTGCATGTGGCGCTCGGCGGAGCGGGCAAGGCCATCACCGGCGTGCTGCAGAATAACCCGCTGCCGGGGCAGGCGGCCTGCATTCAGACCAACGGCACCACCAAGATTGCGGTTACGGCCAGTACTGCAGTGGCTGCGGGCGCATTGCTCGACCTGGATGTGGGCGGCACGTTTATTCCGCATGCGGCGGGCACGGCGGTGGCGCAGGCGCTCGAGCCGCTTGCATCCACTGCGGCAATTGGCATCATCAGCGCGCGGCTCCTGCCGAATAACGCGGCTATGTAGGAAAAAGAGAGGAAAAGACCATGGCTCAGCCGACACTATCCGACGTCCACGTAAACGCGCTACTCACCGACATGAGCGTCATGTTTTCGCAGGACCAGACCAACTTCATCGCGCGGGATGTGTTCCCCATCGTGCCGGTCCCCAAGATCTCCGACCGGTATCTCACCTATTCGCGCGCCGATTTCAACCGCAACCAGATGCAGAAGCGCGCGCCCGGGACGATGGTAAAAAACATCGGCTACCGCACCGACACGAATGCCTCGTATCTGTGCGATGTCTGGGCCCTCGGCAAACCCATTGACGATCAGACCCGCGGCAACGCCGACTCGATCTTCAATCTCGACCTCGAAGCCACGCGCCTGTTGACCATGCAATCGCTGATCAACCGCGAGATGGCCTGGATGACCACCTTCTTCCAGCCGGGCGTGTGGACCAATCTGTGGACCGGCGCGGCTGCGGCCAGCCCCGCGTATCCGACAGCACCGCCTCCGTCCAGCGCATCGAGTTACAACTTCATGCTCTGGTCAAACGCCGCCTCGACGCCCATCCAGGACGTGCGCAAGCTGAAACAGATCGTGCAGCTCACGAGCACCTACCGCGCCAACCGCATGGTGATCGGACGCCCTGTTTTCGACGTGTTGCTCGACCATCCGGAATTCGTCGACCGCGTGAAATACGGCCAGACCGCGCCGCGTCCCGCGCAGGTCATCCTCGATACGCTGGCCGCGATTTTCGAGATGGACAAAGTGTTTGTCTCCGACGCGATTTACAATAGCGCCCCCGAGCTGGCCGGTCCAGACAGTGGTGCCACTTACGTTCCGCCCGGCTACAACGTCGGCGTGAACGCCGGTGAAGCTAACCAGTTTGTCGCCGGACCCAATGTCTGGATCGGCTACACGCCTCCCGCGCCCGGCATCATGACTGCCGCATGCGGCTATACCTTCACCTGGAACGGGTACTTCGGCGCGACTCCGGCGGGCGAACGGATCTCGAGCTACTACCTGCAGCAGGATCGCTCGACGCATGTGGAAATTGAGTCGGCTTACGTCCATAAAGTGGTCAGCGCCGACATGGGCGGGTTTCTCACCAACTGCATTTAATGGCGACGACGAAGAGGAAAAAGAAAATGCCCAAGGACGAACCGGTACAGCACACCCAACCCGAAGAGAAAAAGCCGGAAAAGTCGCAGTCGGAGAAGGACCAGATTATCCGCGAAGCGGTCTCCTACTATCTGCGGAATGACTTTCGCGCGCCTGAAATCCGCGCGGTGTGCGAGGAGTTTATCGCCGGAGTTGATAAGGCGGCGCGCAGTGAGCAGCATACTGCGTCCCAGACCCACACCGGCGAGCATCATAACCCTGCTGCGGTGGAAAAGCCCAAGCCCCGGTAAACCCATGTTGTTTCGCGAGCTGACTCCATGGCGTGATCTCACCCGCACCGGCATTCCGGCGCTCAAGGTAGCGCTGCGTCCATTGGTGCTCGGCGAGGTCACGATTCCGGTCGGCCAGACGATTAACCCGGAGGTGTTTCCCCTGCAGATTCGCCGTGAACGCTTGCGCCAGTTTTACGAAATGCGGCGTCTGGAGCCGGTCGAGCCGTTGCCCAATACACGCCAGTATCTTCGCGAGCAGAAAGCACGCGAAGCCACTGCGGCTCTTGCCGTCGAGCCGCTGGTCGAGCCGGTTGTTCCGGTGGCATCGCGGATTGTCGCGGATCTGCCGCAGGTGGATGTGCCGGTCGAAGAGACGGTACGCGGGTTCCGGCAAAAGCCGCCGGGGAGGAAGTGATGGACTTCGATTCCCTGGTCGGCCAGATGGACAATATCGTCGTTTCCACGTTTCAAAAAGTTGACCCAGACGCGGGAACTCTTCAGCTGATTCTCCATCCCACCAACGGGGATCCGGACATCCCGGTTTCCTGTGTCGTGAAGAATCCGGCGATGGAAGAGGATTATGTACCCGGCAGCCTGACGGGTACGGCCATGCTGATGCTCTTCATTCCGGCGTCAGCTGGCGTTATGGCGGTGCGCGGCGACACCGCGAGTTACAACGGTGTCGTGTACAACGTCGTGCAGTCGGACGGCGACCGGTGCGGCGGTCTGCACATCCGGTTAAGAGCGCTTTCGTAGTGGCCCAAAATGCTCACTTCGACCACAGTCCTCAACGCGGTGCTCGCATCGCTGCAGTCCATCCCTCAGTTGACGGCTGAACTGGGCGGCAGCCAGTTCATCACCGCGCATTACTCCTATTCCGGCGAAGAAAATTCCCTCATGCGCGCGCTTGGCCAGATGCGCGAGCCGAGCATGCTGATCGCCTACAACGACATCATGATGGGCAACTTCGACGGGCAGACGATGTGGAAGCATCGCGTGGCGTTATATGTGCGCGCCAGGAATGCGAAGGTTAACGGCGGCGCGTTGAGTGCGCCGGATCTGCTGGCAATGGCGGTCAATTATCCGATCACGGTGCCGGAGACAGCGCCCAACATCCGCTATGTGGATCTCTGCAACCACAATCTGTGGCTGTTTTCGCTGACCGAGCCGCGCGCCAACGATGAACTGGGCCAGGATTTCTGGTCGCTATTGCTTTTGTTTGACGAGATGGGTGACGCCGGTCCCGACGGCGTTAACTTCATGTGTATCGGACCGGGAAAAGAAGGGGGACTAAAAAGTGGCCGCTCGTATACAGAATAAGATCCTCGGCCTGGGGCAGGACGCGCAGGCGGATATCCACACGCCCTCTCAGACGTTTTTGCGCTTCCGGCAGAATAACCCCGAGCTGGCACCGTCCGGATTCATGACCGAGAACGACGCGGCGGAGATCGGCAAGGGGACTGAATTTATCTCGGTGGATGGCGTCTACCCGGTGAGCTACAACCCGCTGGCGCGCATCGACAAATATGCCTCGGCGGAATTCGCCACCTGGGCGTTCGCCTTCGCTTTGGGCAAAGTGACGGAAGCCGCCGGGACGTACACGATCAAGCCTATCGACCCCTGCACCGATGGTCTCGAGTTGCCGTATTTCTCGGTGGTCGAGCAGGTGTGCGAAGCCGGTGCGACCGCTCTGGATAACGAGTTTGTGGGATGCGCCATTGAAGATGTCGAGTACACCTTCAACTACGGCCCTGGCCGTCAGTCCGGGAGCATGACCGTCAACTGGGTGGGCAGCGGCAAGATGGTCACACCCTCCGGTGTCACAGTCCCTGCGCCGGTGTCCGAGCACTATCTGTTATCGGCCAGTATGGCGCTGACGATCAACGGTGTCGACTACGTTGCCGCGGCCACTATTCTGTCCGGCACCATCGGCTGGAAAAATAATCTGCTGGTGGGCCCCGGCTTTTTCCCGGGCAGTGGCATGCAGAACGGCGCGGCCATTCGCGGTCGTCTCGAGATGGGCGCGCGCGCCTCGACGTTCACTTTCACGGCACGTCTGCTGAAAAGCTCGCAAGAGTATCAGATGCTGATTACTCCGCCTCCTGCGGGCACGGCGAAGGCCTCGCTGACCGCCACCTTTGACGCCACCCATACGGTGACGTTTAACTATCCGTCGATCCAGTATGAGACGGTGGTCAACGGCGAGCAGGACGGCATCGTGAGCGTTACGGTGACGGTCGCCACCAAACTTGACCCGGTGCAAGGCGGTCCGCTGATCGTGACTGCGCAATGCGGTATCGCGGGCATTGGCCAGCTGAGCGCTGGCGCGAAAGAGGCCAAGGCGGCGAAGGAAGCCAAAAGTGGCAAGCCTACGACTCCCCCGCACACGCCACCGGCACCACCGCATCCGCCGCAACAGCCGCCGCAGCCGCATCAATAAGGAGAACCACGTGTACGGAGAACTACCATCCATCGAAACGGCTGACGGCAACAGCATCCCGGCGATTCCCATCGCCATCCCGAATCCGCACAAAGTGGCGGCACTGCGGCTGCCGACGTCCGAAGAGATCGCCGCCTACACCGGCAGTATCCGCACGCTGTTATACCGCACCGGACGCGGCCAGACCGAAGACCAGAATGTGCCCAACCACGAGGCGGAGCGCAAGCTGTTTGACGCCATCCGGCTCGACAAGTCGGGTACGGAATTCGACGAAGCCGAGGTCACCTATGCGCTTAACATCGTGCTCAAGCACAATACGGTTTCCTGCGACCGCGATGCCGACGAGTTTGTGGTCGCGCTGAAGACGCTTTGGGGCAGGACGATTCACCGCTGCCGTATGCCCATCACGCGCGAGATCCAGGCGTACCGCGATAACGTGATCAAGTCCCGGGGCTTGCGTCATGGTGCCGAGGAACAACGCTATCCGCCGGAAGTTCCCACCGCGTTGTACGATGCCATCGTCGTGTCGGTGGACGGATATGCGCCGAGCTTTAACGTGCCCGCCGGGACCGTGAACGGCAACCGGCATGTGATCGAAGGCGTGGAGCTGAAGGCCTTCCTGGGCAAGATCCCGCCGCACCACAAGCGCAGCGTGGCTGCCGAGGTTTCTGGCGCGCTCTATGATCTCGACCCGCAGCTCGACCCAAACGGATAGAGCCGGACGTCTGGCCGTTTCCCCTACCGCTCCGGCTTCTCATCTTCCGTCTGCTTCGCGCCGACGAACTCTGTCATGGCGAGGAAGCGGGCGCGAGCAGTTGTCCCCTGACCACTCAAGTACGCTGCATAGCGTGCGAGACCCGCTGGCAGCCGGATTCGGGCGATGTCAACATGCCGGGTGCGTGCCCCTCCTGCGGCCAGTGGGCATCGGTAGCGGAGCGCTGCGAAGCCTGCGCGGTGACCGAGATCGAATACCGGCGGCGCTCGACCACCACCGGCCAGCTCCTCGACCGCATCCTCGAGCACGACTTCGATTGCAAACATTACCGGATGGACCCGGGCGATGTCAGCGTCGAGATCCGCGAAGGCTTGAAGGTGCTCGAGCAGGAACGCGGGAAGTGGGAGCAGGAGACCCGGGAGCGGCAGCGGCAGGAGCACGAGGAGCGTGCGCGGATCAAGGAAATGCAGCGTAAGCAAGGGAGTTTCTGATGCCTTTTTTTCAGACAAAAATACGGCGCGCGCGGGTGACGTGGTCGCCGTTCACGGCTGAGCAGATGCAGGGGATCGCGCAGGCCGGTCTCAGCCACATCATCCGTCGCATCCAGTCGGCGACAGACGCGACAGACAGCGCGGCCAAGCCGCTCGACACCAAATACGCGGAGCAGAAGCGCCACGGGCGTTTCGTCGCGCTCGGCGGCAACCGCCGCTATAGCGGCTTCCCGGTGCGCGACTGGACATTGCGCGGACGCACCATTCAGTCGATGAAGGTGAAAGCCGCGAGCGAGAACGTGGCCACCATCGGCCCCATTTCCCGCGAGGCCTACATCATCATGTACAGCCGTAACCGGCTGGATCACATGTGGGGACTCTCGCCGACCGACCAGGAGGCGATCTACGGGAGAATGCGGGAGGAGCTGATGCGGCGGTCGCCGCTTCAGGTTACTCAGACTGGTATGGTCGCCTAAAGAGAAAAGCTATGACGCCGTCCGGCATCGACATCGACATCAGGATCAACGAGCGCTCCGTCCTGGAGCAAGTGCGGAAGGTCGAGAAAGTCTTCGAGGACATGTCGAAAGGGGTCGTTACTGACTTCAAGGTCGCGGAGAAAGCGGTCGACGATTTCTCGAAGTCCATCACGGCGCTGAACAACCGGCAGGAACAGAATACCGAGCGCAACCTGAAAAATCTGGAGCGCGAAGCGGCGGCCTACGCCAGAAGTCCGGTCGACCGGCTGATCGCGCGGCAGGAGTTTCTCACCCAGAAGTACAAAGGCAACGAAGAGGCCATCAAACGGGTCAACGTTGCCATGGAGGAGATGATCCGGAAGGAGAAGGAGCGCGCGGGCGGAAACCTTGCGGAAGTCGCGGCCCAGGCCAAGGACGCCAAAAACGCCATGGCCTTGCTGGGCATGGAATTCGGTGTCCATATACCACGGCAGCTCCGTGGTTTCCTTGCAGAATTGCCGGGTGTCGGCGCGGCCATGAGCGCCGCGTTTAGTGCGGTTGCCGTTGTCGGCATCCTGGAAGTCATCGGGCGCGTGGTTGAAGGCGTGATGAAGCTGCAAAAGGAATTGAGGGATATGGAGCAGGCAGCCTTGAGGGCAAGGCTCGCCTTCCGCCAGATGAACGAGGAGATCGAGATCACCATTCTTGAGCAACAGGTGGTGAACGACAAACTGGAGAACTCCATCGCCAAACTGGAACACAAGCCCGAAGATGGCTTCGCACAGGCCATTGACGATGCCAATCTGGCGGCCATGAAGCTCGACAAGACCATGGGCGATATTTTGGATAAATTGCTCACGGTTCTTAAAGACCAGACGAAAATGAGCTGGGTAGAAGAGTGGATCCAAAAACCCATGGGCCTATTGGTAGCTCCTCCGGAGTTTGATGAGGAGATCGCGCACCTCAAACAAATGAAGGGCACTGGTGTTTTCTTTGAGGAGGCGAAACAGCGAGTCATTGACCAGCGGGAAGCCGAAGCACACAATCTTGCATTCTGGCGGGCGGCTCAGCTAGGAGACCCCTTTGAGGGAAAAACCGGCGAGGAGATGACAGGCTTTTGGCGTCGGGCAAAGGGCCCGCGCACAGGTATGCCGGGAGACGTTACCGACACCCGGGGCATGACGCTTCCGCCAGGGATTACGCCAATCCATGGCGAAATCATCCGGCAGCAGGATATCGATGCGCGCTACGCCGAGATCGAATATATCGAAAAGTCAACCGATCTGCAGACAAAGATAACGAAGGGGTCCAAAGATCAGGCGAAAAACGACATACTCAATGCCCAAAAAGCCGGTCTCAAGGACCTGAACGAAGCGCTGGCCTACACCAATCGCCTGCGGGAGGAACTGGCGAAAGCGCAGGAAAAAGAGTTGTACGGCATGGACAAAATCAATGCCGCACATACCGAACGCATCCGGCTGCTCCGCGAAGAAGAGAAAGAGCATCCCGCCATCCTGCGAAACCACCGGCAAAACATCGCGATCATCGATCAGATCCAGGCTGCCAATATCGAAGCCTTCAACCAGAAGCAGGCGCAGATGCGGGCGGCGACCCGGGATGAAACGCAGCGCTCACGGGATGAGAGCGCTATCCGTTCCAGCTACGCCATCTTCCAGGCCAAACGAAAGGCTGCTGGCGAGGAGTACAGCGAGGTCGACATCCAGGCCGAGTACCGCAACCAAGTAGTCCTCGCGACCATGGCCTACCGCGATGAGATGGGCCGTATCGAGGAGATGAAGAAGGCCAAAATGGATGCAGCCACCATCGAGGAAGCGCAAGCCAAGGCCCAGCGTGAACTGGAACGCCGCATTGCCGAAGACAGGACCAAAGCAACCACAGAGCAGAGTGCGCTCGAAGCCAAGCGCGACGATCAGGCCAAAAACGCCGCGCAGGCGGCGAAGGACCGGGAGCGTCAACTGGATCAGGCAGTGTTTTCCGAAGGCCGCAGGCGCAAGCGTGACATGCTGCACCGGCAGATTGAAATGCTCCAGGCCGAGGGCCTCAAGAGCGGACGGCCCGGTACCCTTGCTGGCATCGAAGGCTTGCGTATCCAGGAAGCCGGAATGGGCCGCGCGGAAACTCAACAGCAACTGGCGGAACAGAAAATTCTGGTCGAAGAAACCTACAGGGTAAGCAAACAGCAGACCGCTGACAAGGAAAAAAGAGCCATCGATCTGAATAAACTCGAGATCGAAGGTGTCAAAGCGCAGGGCGAATATCAGCGGCAGATCGACGACGCGCATTGGGATAGCACGGTCAAACTGATGGAAATGCAGAAGCAGCAGACTGAGGAAATTGCCAAGACCCTGGAACCGCTATTCGAGACGCTCTTCACACACCCCGGCAAGTTTGGTTCGCAGCTGGGGCAGACCGTCAGGCAAGCCACCATGAGGCCGATTATCGGCGGGTTGAGTGAAACCGCGGCACAGTTGATGCGGCCCACTATTTTCGGCGCGGAGGGCACCGGCGGTATCGCGGGCATGCTCCACGGCATGTTCGGCGGATTCCACGGGAAGCTGGCGGACGTGAAATTGACATCAGAGGGTTCTGTTCCGGTACACGTGACCGGCGTTTCCGCAGGTGGAGCTGGCGGAGTTGGTGGTGGCGGGGGCGGCCCCCTTTCGGCTTTTGCGCCTCATCTGTTCGGTGGCGGTGGTGGCGGAGCCTTGGCTACTTTGTTTGGCAGTGGTGGCGGCACTATCGGCGGCGGAGTCCTTCGTAGCGGTATTTCGTTACCGACAGGTCTGCTTTACGGCGGCGGTGGCGGAGGCGCTACGGCACCGGCGGAATCCGGCACCGGATACTATGGCGCGGGCAGCATCTTCCCGGGCTTCGGGACAGCATCCATCGCATCGCCCGGCGGCGGAGGCTCCATGGGGTATAGCGGAGGCGGTGGCGGTGGCGGCCTTATAGGAGGCATCCTGCGGGGATTCGGGCAGCCTGCGGGTGGTGGCGGCGGCCTTATAGGAGGCATCCTGCGGGGATTCGGGCGACCTGCGGGTGGTGGCGGCGGCGGCGGCGGTGGTGGAATGATCGGTGCGGATGGCTTACCGGTTTCGCCGGTTAAACTGCCGCCGGGTTTAGTGGAATTGGCGACCGGTGGCAAACTAGCTGGGGCATTGACCAGCAAAGCTGCCGGGCAAGCCGAATTATCCACGGGGTTGATGCTCGGTATGGCGGGTCTCGCGGGACAGCGCCGAGGCACCGCAGGCGGTTTCTTTGAGTCGATGGGCGGCGGAGCGCTAACCGGGGCCGGGATCGGCACCATGATCATGCCGGGCGTCGGTACGGCTATCGGCGCAGGCATTGGCGCTGCGGCTGGAGCACTGGCGGGCGGCCTTGAGGTGCTCACCGGCGCGGAGTCGCCGCGCCATGAAGCCATCCGTCTCGTGCAGCAGGTTTACGGCATTCACATTGACAACGGGGTCGCCGATCAGATCGTCGCCATGGCGAAGCAGAGCTATGCCGGGCATGTCTCGCTCGCGGTGCGCTCGCCCGAGGTGCGCCACATGCTGGGTCTCTATGCGGCGGGCACCGGGCAGGGCAGCCTCTTCAAGCAGAGCGCCAACGAAGCTCATGGCGCGTCTCTGGTCGAGTCCGGCGGCAGAATGTATCAGCAGGCCACGTATCAGTACGGCCAGGGCTATAGCTACAGCTCCAATCTGCCGGTCTACGGCGGCGCTTCCACCACGCAGCTCGCCAATCCCGGCGGCAATATGCCGCTCTCGCTCTCGCTCAATGTCGGCGGCCAGGATGCGGCCAGATTCATGACCGGGCAGGTGGTCACTCCGGACGTCGTCTCGACGCAGTACGCAAACGCCATGTATGCGTCGAACGGCAGAGTCAATCAAGCGCTCATGCTCAACGAGCCCGGTACCATCAGCGGATAATATGCCCTATAACCTCAATCCCGCGAACCCGACGGCAGTGATCGACCCGGTACTGAGCACGTCATTTGTGCTGACGCGCATCTATCCGCTCCTCACCATCGAATATAACGACGGCACTATCGAGCGCTCGCTGGTACAGGATGGCGTGAATCCGCCGCGAGCCATGCGCACCTGGGTACTCTCGCACCGGCTCAACACGTGGCAATTCTCGCAGCTGCTGAAAATGTGGCGGGTGATTGCGCACGGCGGCCAGGAGCCGTTTTTTTTCTACGATCCGACCGATGTGCTGCCCGGGCAGAAGCACGGCAGTAACTACGACCCGACCGGCGGCAATGCGCAAGGCCGCGCCACGGTATTCTTCCGCGGCAACTGGTCCCATACAGTGGGGCCCGGGCGCAACGTGGTGCCCAATATAACGCTGATCGAGGTGGCTTGATGGTTAAGCAAGGCGACACAAAAACGGCGGACACCATTGGCCGCATTAACGTGCCGGTGCCGGTGCGCAGCGGTCTCACGTTTACTCTCGTCTCCGAGTACGGCTACGGGATGACGCAGGACTGGAAAATTGTCGAGCACCGGTTCGGCGATCTGGCGACCATGGGCATCCAGCGCTATGTGGTAGGCTCCGGCGCGCGGCGTTTCCAGTTCATCAAGTCCAGTCTGACCTACGCCGACCGGCGCTACCTCAATAGCTTTTACGACTCGGTACAGGGGTCGTTTCAGTCGTTCACCTATCCGGTGCCGAATGACGACATCACACAGATGCCAGCCGGACAATGGCCCGTGGGCTTCACCAACTATCAGGTGATCTTCGATCTTGCGCCACTTTCCGCGACAGAGCTGGCTAACCGTGTGCAGACCGGCATCACGTTCGTCGAGGTCATCGATCCCGCTGCCGCGCCCACCTATGCCATCGGCGCTACCGTCACCCGCTTCCCGCCAGATGCCGTACTGCAACAGCTCGCCAATCAGGTGCAGACCATCGTGCCGCTGTTGCACATCAAGGTGCGCAATGCCGCAGTGCCGGACATTTACTTCTCCGACCGGCGTTGCAGTGTGACCGGCTTCCCGGGCACGTCTGGCGCTACCACGTTTCTGCCGCGGGTCGTCGGTATCGGCCAGCCGGGCAGTTCCGATGTCATCCTGTCGCAGTCCATCGATGGCCGCTCCGACAACGTGCGCTTCACCTTCGGCAACGCGGACCGCGCCATGACCGCGCTGATCAACGACTGCTCGCTCGAATTCGCGGAGATCGACCTGAGTTTATTCCACGTCCAGTCCGGCTATCTGATCCAGATGTGGAAAGGTGTGATTATCTCCTGGCAGATCGACGGCACCCCCCAGATGAGCGTGCAGTGCTCGGACGGCATGTATCCGGTAACGCAGTCCTATCCGCCGCGCACGGTCTCGAGGCAATGCTGGAAGCCGTTTGATAAAGACGTTCTGCCGGGATACCGGCCTTGCCCCTACACCACGCAGCACTTCAATCCGCAAGGCGGCGATCCCCTCAGCTGCGATTACAATTTCGACTCAACCAATGGCTGTCTCGCGCATGGCATGAGCAACTACTTCGGCGGTCATCCGGCGCAACCGCAGACCGTGCTGATCAAAGACCTGGGTGCCAGTTCCTTCTGGAACCAGACGACCGTATTCGCGACCTCCATTCTGAGCGACAGCATCTGGGGCAGTCCGCTGCAGGAGATCTGGTGCAATTCGCTGGGCAACCCGCAGCGGGCTTTTTGGGCGACGGGCATGATCGTTGCCGTGCGCGACGAGTCGACGTTCATGGACGTCCTGGGCATCGTGGGAGCGGGTCCCATTGCTCAATTCGAGGGCATGAGCATCCAGACCAATTCCGACGGCTATAAATTTGTCGTTTCGCCTATCGCTGACGGTTTTTTCCCGCAGGGGTTGCAACTCGACAGCAACCTCAATATCACGAGCATCAACACCGCTGGTTTGCGATGGTCAGTCGGTAACGATCCGGTGGCGCGCAGTACGTCGCCACAGCAGGGCCAGGACGCTTTTTCATTGGGTCAGGGAGATCCTCAGGTATGGGCTGAACATGATCCGAAGTTTACCAATATCGGGATCGCCAACCAGATCATCCCCTATGCCGCAGGCACGGCGCTTTGCGAGATCCGCTACTCGAAATCGGGGGGCACCGGCGTCTCCCCGACTACCGCCGAATCGCACAATATGCAGGTGCCCATCCGCGAAGGACTGACGGCCAGCATATTCGATGTCAACGGCGTGCGCAGTTCCGCTCCGGGATGCATCAACCCGTTCTGGGTGGCGGTGAATTCCTATTTCAGGGCGCTCGGTATTCAATTCGCCGATGCCGCTACGCAGCTGTCCGCCATCGTGCTCGACAGTTTAACCAATACGGCGGGCACGGGATGCGCCGATATCGCCGCGTTGTGGGTGAACCCGGTCATCGGCAGCGTGATCCCTGGTTATGTCATGACGGCCACCGGCAAGGCCTTGTACGGTGCCAACCTCGACTACTACAACGACACGTTCACTTGGCAGACCGGTCCGCCGACCGGCCCCATCCACACCATCACCATCGAGGCCGCGGTTCAGCAGGGCTATATCGCCACCATCAGCACGTCCGGCCAGGAACCGCAGTTTATGTTCCAGGGTGCCATCGGCGAGTTCAAGCCGTTTCGCGACTGGCTGACCGAGATCCTCAACTGCTCGCTGGGCTACTTCTGTTTCGAATTCGGGAAGCTCAACCTGGGCATTCGCTACAACGCCATTCCGACCGACAATTTCTCGCTCGGATCGATGCTCTACCAGTCGCTGTCGCTGACACCCATCACGGCGCAATTCGAGTATTTGAAGGTCAACTTTGCCAACGTCGAGCTGCAATTCCAGGCCGACATGGCCGAGTACCAGGACAAGGATCACGCCATCTATTACGGACGCGGCGGCGCGCCGCTGACCAGCTCCATGAAGTCGGTGGGCATCTCGACGCTGTCCCAGGGACTGCGCGTGGCGGTCTCGCGCGTGCGCGAGGAGACCGGCGGCGTGCTGCGCCCCGATGTTACGGCCAACCCCTACATCGAGTGGGACAACAATAAGCGCGCGACTTTCAAAACAACCCTGCTCGCACTCAACACCGAGATCGGTCAGGTGATCGCCATCACCCATCCGGATATGCCGACCTATCCCGGTGCCGCGAAGAGCGCGAAGGCGGGCAGCAACGGGCCCTTCCCGGCAAACACATGGCCCTTCCGGATCAAGAAATGGATGCTGCACTCCGACTGGTCTGTGACGATTGTCGCCGACTCCTGCGTTGACTCGATGTACGATCTCGAGTCCGGCAACGTTCCCGTGTCCGGCGCAAACCCGCGTCCCATGCCGGTGCTCTTTTTCCCGGAGCCGCTGGGCCAGTGGGCTCCGCATCAGGTGCAGGCGGATCAATACGATGCGCTCTATCCGGCGGAGTGGAGCTTCAGTCTGTCGCAGAGTTTCGACCACGCCGGGGATGGCAGTCTGCTGACCTCGGCGTGGCTCGGCGGAGCATTGCCGGTCAATCAATTCATTCCCAACTGCGGATCGCCCGATATCAAAAAGGGCGGCGTCAGCTGGGCTCCTGGCGGCTCGATCCCGGGCGGCACCACGATGTACGTCCAGATCTGCGCGGCCATCACCAACAGCACCACCGGCAGCGTCAGCTACAGTCCGCCGTCCGAGATCCTGGTGCTGCAGGTGCCGCCGGACGGCAACTCGCACTCGATCACCATCAACAACATCCACTGGCCGCCGGTCACCGGCCTGACCGGCTGGGCGCTATTCGCGGGCACCACCGAGGATCTGATCTGCCAGCAAGCCACCGGCACCGGATCACCCGCTTCCATCACGTTCAACGGACCGCTTCTGCGGCAGACCTATGCGGTGCCCGACCACGATGTCCATATCCTCCGTCTGCGCGCCACGCGCATGATCCACGGCGGCGTGCTGGGCGCTGCGGTACAGGACATTTCACACAACAGCATTACCAGCTGGGACACTATCGATGTCGCGGGCACCGACAACTGGACCGGGCGCGTGCTCGCCATCATCGGCAGACAGATGACGGATGGTGTCACGCGGTTCCAGCACTTCAATGTAGCTGGCTGGGACGCATCCACCGGCGAGTACACGCTCGACCGCGATCCCATCGCCGAGGGGCAGGTGAATGTCGGCGACACGTTTGTGATCTGCTTCAAGGGCTACGACAACAGCGCGACGCCTACCGTCATCGGCGACCCCGGCCTCGCCAACGCCAACAACACTCCGCCGCATAGCGCCGAGACGCCGCATGATCCCAGCCGCATCGGCCAGATGGTGCGCATTATCGCGGGCACCGGGCGCGGGCTTTCCGCCAAGATCGTCGACAACGACGAGACCAGTTATACGCTCGACCGTGCTCTGGTGATCGACGCGACCTCAGTCTGGGTGGTGACCGATCCCGGCTGGGCCTACTCGAAGGACGTAATCGTGGACAATGTGGATGCATTACGGACCACGCTATCCGAGATCCCGATCAACAATTATCTGCAGACGCAGCTGCTCTGCGAAGGCGTGACCATTGCCAGCCAGGGCGATATCGTGGACGACACCAACGCACTGGTCCGCATGCTCTATATCCCCGGCGTGCAGGGGACGACCAATGTGACGACGGTGCCGCCGCCGCTCAGGCGGAATACGATACTGGCATCATGACGAGCTACACGGTTCGCAAGATCGACCGGTTTCTGCGCTTCGACACCTCGCAGGATGACATCACCGTCACGCTGCTGCCGTTTGCTCAAACGCCCAACGCGCCCTTCGAGCTGCAACGTGTCACCACCGGCGACGGCCACAAGGTCATCATCCGCGTCGATCCCTCGACCACCGACTTTCTATTGCCGGACGGCACCAAGTCAATCATGCTCAACGATGCCACCTTCTGGACGCTGATCAAGATCCCGCAGAATGGCGAATCCCCGGCGCTCTGCCAGTCGGGCGGCGCGGTCGGGGGCAATGTTCCTCCCGGCACTCCCGGGCAGGTGCCCATCTATTCGGACGACGGCTCGACCCTGATCGGATCGGTGATCTATCAGGGGCCGAATGGCAACGTGGGCGTGGGAGCCGGATACAGCTCCGACAATCCGCCGGTCAACCAGCTCGACGTCGGCTTCACCACGGGTACGCAGCCGGACGGCAGCGACAACCAGGGCGGCATTCACGTCGCGCCCGGCGTGCCGGGCAACGTCATCGACGCGATCTATAACGACAACGGCGTGCTGACATGGAATGGCAAGCCGGTTGGCGGCATGGCTGGCACCCCCGGCTACATTCCATTCTTCACCGACACCACCGTTCTGGGCGATTCAACCATCTTCCAGGATTCGAATGGCAACGTCGGGATCGGCACTGCGGTGCCCAAGGTTGCGCTGCAGGTAGGCTCCGTCATGGGTCTATTCGATCCCGGCAATGAAGGCTTCCCGACCGTTGCAAACAACCTCTACTACGACCCTGCAGCGAGCCAGTATCACTACATCGAAAACGGCTATGCGTCGGCGATCAACCAGGACACGTCAGGCAGGATCAATTTCTACACCGCCGCGCAGGGGGCTGCGGACGCCGTGGCGGCGCTCTCGCTGCGCCTGGAGGTAAACAACGATGGCGGCTTGATTATCAATCCTGGCGTTCCGGCAACCACCGTCAATGCCCTCTACAGCGACGGAACCAACTTACTGTGGAATGGACAGATTGTTTCCGGGGGCGTGGTTTCCGGATCTGAAAATTACGTCGCCAAATTCAATACGCCCGACGGCAAGAGTATCGGCGACTCGGCCATCTTCGAGGTCGGCGGCCAAGCCAGTATTGGGACCACGCAAGGTCTCGGCATCCTGACGGTGGCGCAAACCAGTGCGAGCGGTCCCGCGCTGGTCCTCGAAAACACCAGCTCCGGCAGTACCGTGTATCTCGACCTTTACAATGCCGGAACGTTCACCGGGTCCATTTCATCGGATCATTTCAATACTCTTGCGCTTGCTTCAGGCAACGCTATCGATTTCACGGCGCAGACTCATCGCTTCTGGCTGGGCAACCTGACTTCCCAGTCGCCCATGGTGGCCACTATTGACGGGACCGGCCTCACTGTCGACCGGGCAGCCAATGCCTACGGAATACGGATCAACGACAGCGCGGCGTCGACGGCTGGCACCGGCTACGGTTACGCCACCAGCGTCCGGGTCTCGGGCAACATGCTGCAATTCACGCAGGACACGAGCGACTTTCATGGCAACTGTCTGGTCCTCGCCATGCAGAATGGCAGCGGGACATTCGACGGCAATTACGCCACGTTTCTGAATAGCGGATCGCAGAAATTTTCCATCGACTTCGAGGGGAACACCTTCGTTGCTGGCCAGCTGTCACTGAGTATCAACAACCCGCCATTCGACAAATTCAGCAATACAAATCAGAACATCGAGGACCAGGGAGGCACCGGCACCACCGGCTTCACCGGCATCACCTGGAGCGCGGCGTCCACCGGCTACATGATGGGCCTCGAAAACTCCAATGCGGATTTAGCCAAGTCGAATGGACTGCTGGTCAGGATCGCCAACCAGGATGTCTCGAGCCGCGTCCTCACGCTGAATGTCGCCGGGATCGACGTGGTGTATGCGCGCGGCGATGGGTCTTTCTCGGCGCAGTCTTATTACGTGGGCGACACGCTCATCATCAACAACGGCGGCAGCTGGGTGGGAGACATCACCATGGGCAATGTATCGCTCTCCACCACCGCGCCTATCGAGTCCCACCACATCACCGCGCAGAGCGATGGCGCGATGAACGACCAGGACAACCTTTCGCCCGCCGTCTTTTTGCTGGGCCCGGAAGCCACCAGCATGCGCGTGGTCGAGAATCACGTTTATCCCTACCCGACGACTGGCGTGGTGAGCCGCGAAGCCGCGCTCATGGCGGGCACCATCGTACCGGCTAATACCACCAACTGGGAGACGGACGGCATCGTCTCGACCATCGTCAACAAGAGCCAGAAGGCCTCGGTGGCGGGCTCCTTCTTTGCCGTGTCCGCGACCGACGGAGGCTATGCGTGGGCGCAGAACTGGTATGTTACCGATTACGACAACTTCGATCCGAGCCAGAATTATCGCTCCACGGTGATCGGCTGCGAGATCGATATGAAGCTCAACAACACGGGCTCGGATTGCAGCGGAATCAATTTGGGCGTCTACATGCCAAGTGCCGTCGACAAGCCGTCCCGCGACCTCTTTACCATCCCCGTCGACGCCATCCGCATCCAGCTGACCGGAGGCCCCGACGCCTACGCCAGCTCGCACAACTGGTTCAGCCGCGGGATCTATTTCGCGGACGGGTCCTGCGATATCGGCATTCAGATCGGACGCTGTCCTTCCGCCATCGGTGTAAACTCGCAGTTCATCGACTTCCGGTCGGGTACTTCCGCGCAGTACCTCTGCAAGCTCTATTCGGCGTCGGACGGAACGTTTATTATCTTCCCCAATACCGGGAACGCCGACGTGATGTCCAACCCTATCGCGTTTTTCCCCGACGGTAACGTGGGTGCCAATGTCTACGCCGCGAGCACCGGCTTTCAGATCGGCACCCATGGCGGAACCTTGCGCACAGTCATCGATTCCGCCGCCAACGTATTCTGCCATTCAGTAACCATCGGCACCTCCACTTCCGGCACGCTGGTTATCAATAATTCCTCGCAGGCAAATTTCGCCGCGCTGACGGTCGGCTCGGGCGGGGCCACCTTTTTCGGAGCAGCCAGTTTCAACGGGCCCGGCTTTTCAGTGGCCGCCAACTATGTCAACGCCAACGGCTACTATTCGAATGGCATTCAGGTGATCGACATCAACCAGAATCTGACCAACATCGGCAACCTGGGCTGCGGCAGCATAACGGTTAATGCCGGGAACATCACGATCACATCCGCTTCGCCCAGCGGCAGGTTTGTCTGCCGCAGTATTCCCGGGATGAATGCCTCCATGGCGGTGACAACGCCCAGCGGCACTCAGACCGTGACCATCACCGGCGGGATTATCACCGGCTGGGCATAAACCAAACGACAAGGAGAAAAAATGGCTCTTAACCCGTATCTGGCCCACGTAGTAGGAGGAGTCGCCGGGAGCGTTCTCGGCGAGACCGCGCATCCCACCCCCTTTGTCATGGCCAATGTTGCGACCTTAACGGCGTCCGGCAGCAGCTATGTGTCGTTCTCCATCAAGCAAGCGATGAGCGCGCCCTTCATCGCCGACTTGCGGGGCGGAGGCAATCCCCTGCCCCTCCTGGCGGCCATCACAGCCAGTCCTTCGCCGCAGGATGTCCAGATTTCGAGCACTCTGTTTTTCGACCAGACCGGCGACAACTATATTCTCATTGGTTACGGTACGGCCAATGTGGAGATCGCCAAGGTCAAGGTGGTGGATGCCACCCACGTCAACGGCATCTTCCTTAATAGCCATTCGGACCCGGCCACGTCGGTCGAATACATCAAGCTCATTTACGCTTCGCTGTCGGCTTACCTCTCGTTTTACTACCAGGGCTCCGGTTTTTCGCTGACGAATATCGGCTTCATTCGCGCCCTCACCCAGTCGAATAACGACGTATACGACTTCTGCCGGGTGCTCGGCGCGACCGGCAGCATCGCGTACGATCCGGACGGATATCTGCCATGGTGGTCGGGCGGAAGCATCGCGAATGCCGCAGCGGCGGTCCCGGTGCCGTTGTACGACCCGGCGCTGGTTACGGCCACCGGCAGTCCGACCAACATGATCCAGCTCGAGCCCGGGCCGGTTACCACCGTGACCAGTCTGCCCAATGTGCAGGTGCTCAAGGTGTACACCAACTGGCCGGGGATGGATTCGGCTTTTGACGATTACCGTTTCTGGTGCGATGTAGGGTAGCATGGGTTTTCTTATGAAAATCACACTCACTTGTCTGCAACGCCTCAATATCGAGGCCCTGATCAGCGCGCGGGAACTAAAGACGCTGGACGAGCAGATCGTTGCCTACGAGCTGCTAAAGAGCGTCCGCATGGACCGCCAGGAGAAGGAGAAACTGTTCCTGCGGCGTCCGGACGGCGCGGTGATGGTCAATGAAGAGCTGGTAGAGAAAGAGCCCGCCATCGTACGCGAGATGCCGGACAGTCAGATCGAGGAACTCAAAAAGCTTCTCTCTACCGCCAAGATCCGGACGTCGGACGTGGAGTGGCTGCTGCCGCTCAAGCGCGACCTGGAGAACGGTTCCGCCGCAGTCGACATCAAGAAGCACCGGGCCAGCTGAAGCGTGATACTATCGGGCTAAATGTACGGGATCACCACTTTCCAGGTGATTACTCCATTACGCTGATCCCGATCCAAGGGCCGCAGCCGGAAGCCAATTCGCCGGACAGTTGCGGCCCTTTTTGTTTTTGTTTCTTCCTCCAATGAGCGTATATAATGCACCCCATTGGAGTAAATTTCACATAATGCACGTACTACCAAAGATTCACATTGTGCAGTGTCTCTGTCCGCAGCGGCACTGCATTTTAGGCCTTGCCTATATTCCTCACATCACCGCAGCTCAGGGCAATGGCCGGGACTCCCGCGTTATGACTCCGCAAAACGCACCCGGGTATCTTCGTAAAATCACCGAGCGGATGATCGGTAATAAACAGATCGATCCCTGGTGCGGCATCTGCCATTCACGCCAGTTCCGCTATGAGGACGGCGCGACTAAATACACTCCGGAGCAATGGGAAGAGGCAGAGCGTGAGATTGCACGGCTACAGGCCGAGAATGCGCGGGCGCGGAAGTTTTTCGAGAGCAGCAGAAACTGAGGTCAACCCGCCGTACCGTACTTCAGATGCGGCGGGGCTTTCTCCGGTTTGATGGGAATCGGCAGGGGCAATTCGGTATCGTCTGGCTCGATTTGACTCTCAAGCAACAGAACGAGTTTTTGGCCGGTGTTGGCGCACTGGCTCATTTTCTCGAATAACGTCTTCAGCATCTGCAAGTATTGCGTCTGCTGAGCGAATGGTTGTTTCGGCCTCGTTGATGGCTTTGTCATTCTCAGCGGTCCTTTTCAATTCAATCAAATCGCAGGCGGCGCTCAGTAGTGTCTGAAAAGCCGACACCACTTCAGGAGAATTGCTGTTCAGCATCTCCACCAGAGTTTGGACCGACTCTTGATGTGATTCTGTGAAAGTGGAGTTAATATTTTTTCGGCGAGCTGGCTGCCGGTTTAGGTATTGATCGATAGCCTCGACGATCAACGAGTTCATACGGGTGCCCATGGCCATATCGAGAAGCCGCATCTTTAGTTGCCGGTGGAGTTCCCGCGGCAGGTAGATGCTGGTGCGCACGGTTTCCGCATCCACTAATAATTCGTTTTCTTCTGGTGTGTTCCCGTTCATACAATACGTTCCGCCTCTCTTAAAAAAACTCTTGACCGAGTAAGTTGGTGGTAGCATCATAATGCTACGAAGTTACACGACGCACTCGTCGGCCAAGTATAACACAAAGAATGCGAAGGCCACCAAGGTGTGCTGGTGACAACTATGCCTCAAAAACAGAACGACCCTCTTTTTATAGCGACTGCTGTATTTGCGCGCATGGCCGGGCTTGGACCAAGGCTGGTCCGGCATTTGATCGCGGACGGCGAACTGCCAGTTAAAAGAATTCACGGGCGCGTCTGGCTTGTTCGCGCGGATGCCATGGCGTGGCTGCAGGCCCAACGCTCCGGAAAGGTGAAGGCGTCCAAATGACACTCAATTGCCCGTCCTGCGGCCAGCCGTCCGAATTCCGCATGCTGACACGCCTCGACTACGACTCTGAAACGGGTCCCAGCTCTCAGGACTACGCGGTGTGCGAGCAATGCCATTCGGTAATCGACGCCTTCGACCTCGACCGGCAGCACGAGACCGAGTTGAAAGACGCGAAGCGGGTGCTCTGCCGTATCGAGCCTACGGAGACGCAGAACGGCAAATTGACGCGCATCGAATTCTTCTGCTCGCAACCGCCGATGGAAGGCATGACCTGGATTCCCGCCACTCTCTACGTGCGCGATGGCCGCGTCGAGATTATGGTGCGGCAGTGGAATTTAAACGTGGAGCAATGTCTGGCCATGACCATCGCTATGCGCATGGCTCTGGTCTCAGCTACCAGTCTCAGCTACCAAGCCGCTGAGCAGGCATTGAAACCTACTGAGCAATTTTAACCGAGGAATACGACAATGACACCGACACCTGGAACTGAAATTATCGAAACGCCGAAGGCTGAGACCCTTCCCCGTGGTTTCAATCCCAATCGCGACCAGCTCGACCTGCTCAAGCAAACCATCGCCAAGGATACCACCGACGACGAATTCTCGCTGTTTATTGAGGTTTGCAAGCACAAAGGGCTTGACCCGTTCGCCAAACAAATCTATTGCATCAAACGCTACGACCAGGAGGCTGGCAAGTATGTCATGACCATTCAAACCGGCATTGACGGTTTCCGGCTGCAAGCCGAGCGCAGTGGCAAATACGCGGGCCAGACTCCGCCGGAATGGTGCGACGCCAGCGGTCGATGGCTGCCAGTCTGGCTGGCTGACACTCCGCCCGCAGCCGCCCGCGTCGGAGTCTACCGCAAGGACTTTCAGGCTCCGCTTTATTCCATTGCCGTGTTCAAGGAATACGCGCCCAGGTACAAACGCAAAGAAGGCGGCTTTGACTTGGTCCCCATGTGGAAAAGGATGCCCGCTAACCAATTAATCAAATGTGCTGAGGCGGGTGCTCTGCGCAAGGCCTTCCCCGACGAGTGCGGCGGCATGTATGTTCCCGAGGAAATGCACCGCCAGGACGTCGACGGAGGCGCGCCCTTGATGCAACCGGGTCCTTTAGTCACACCCCCCGCGCAGCCGGAGAAGAATGCCTACAAGGTGATGCTGGATGCCTTCGCGGCACTTAAGTCAGAGATAGGCGAAGAGCTTTATTACAAGGTTCTCGCGGCCCGTGGGCTCAAGCATTCAAATCAGATTCGCAGCCGGGAATTGGCCCGCCAGATTTACAACGAGATGAAGGCGGCTGGCGTTGCCGCCGCCGCTCCGGCACCGGAACCCGCCGCGCCGGTGCCAGAGACACCCGCCACACCCGCCGCAGACGAATGGGAAGTATGGGATCGCTCAGGAGAGCAGCAATGACACCTGCCGAGGATAAACCACAACCGCTGGCACTCTACTCGCTGGCTGGTGATCTCGCGCAGCTGGTCACGCTACAGATGGAAATGATTGACAGCCAGGAAGACACCTCGGATGTCGACCGCGAGATCGCGGAGTATCTCGGCGAGCGCATCCCCGAGCGCGTGGACGCCGCCGCGCACATGGTCCGGTATCTGGAGTCGCAGGTCAAGCTCGCCGAGGAAGAAGAACAGCGTCTCCGCAGGCGCAAAGCGCGCCTCCAGAACGCGCGTGAACGACTGCGCGGCTATCTCGCCCGAGTGCTCGAACTGCTGCCCATACCAAAGCGCGGATTGCGTCGGCTCGAAGGCCGCAGCGCCACCATCTCGCTCTGGGCGAATGGCGGAGAGCAACGGATCGACGTCAACGAGCAGCTCCTGCCCGGCGAATTTTTTCGGTACCGGATCGAGGTCGGGTACGACGAGTATTTACGGATGGTCGAATTGCTGGGATCGCCAGCCATCAGGGGTGCGGAGCGAATAGTCGACACCCGTCTGGTCCGCGAGTCTTTAGCACAGCCGTGTCTCGCCTGCCAGGGAGGCAGGTTTAAACAGCCAGATGCACCCTGCGCCAGCTGCGGCGACAGCGGGCTCACGGGCGTGCCGGGAGCGACACTGGCCGAGCGCGGACATCACGTGCGGATTTCATGAGAGATGGGCGCGGTAGGGCTCGGCACGGTCGGGCTAGGTGTGGCAAGGCAAGGTTCGGTGTGGGTGCCAATGGCACAAGTAGGAATCTCATGAGAAAAAATAGCGAGCAAACGAAAGAGGACACCGCACTTTCATTCCTAGGCGGGCGCGCGGAGGTCCTGCTAAAGGAAGCCAGGACACTGTCCGACGTGTTGAATATCCGCGCGGCGGCGAAGTCCGCTCAGCATTACTTCCAGGCCGCTCTCCATGCTCATGACGCTGCCAAATATGCGGCTGAGATCCGGCTACGAGCAGAGCGCCGCGCGGGCCAGATGATCGTCGGAATGCAGATGAACGGCGAGTTGGTAAGACGCGAAGATAACCTGCGTGTCGGCAATTCCCCGAAATCACACAATGTTACTTCGGGGAAAACTTTGGCTGACTACGGCGTCGAACCGATGCAGTCTTCCCGCTGGCAGCAGATCGCTGCTGTGCCGGAAGAAGTCTTCGAGGCCTATATAGCCGAGGGCAAAGAAAAGGAGTCCCACGAGCTGACGACGTCAGGCTTGCGGACGTCGGCCAAATTCGCGCGGCGGGATGAACAGGCCGAAGAGATCAAAGCCGAGCCTGCAGCACTACCAGAGGGGCCATTTCGTGTCATTGTGGCAGATCCCCCATGGCCTTATGCGTTGCGGCGGCCAACGGTCAATGATGCGCGAGGGTATCCGGACTACGCCGGGATGGCTCTGGCTGACATCGAAGCCTTGCCTATTCAAGACCTCGCCGCCGATGATGCAGTCCTATGGCTATGGACGACCAACGCCTTCCTCAAAGAAGGTTTTAATGTTTTGGAGGCGTGGGGGTTTAAATACCGCACAACGTTGACATGGGTGAAAAACCGCATCGGGTTGGGTGACTGGCTGCGCGGGCAAACCGAGCATTGTTTATTTGCGAGTCGCGGCAAACCCGTTATCACATTGAAGGCTCAAAGCACGGCATTAGTCGCGGACGTCCTCGACCACTCACGTAAACCGGATCAGTTTTATGCGTTGGTTGAAAGTCTTTGTCCTACCCCTCCCAGCGGAAAGATAGACATCTTCGCGCGCCAGCCAAGGGAGGGATGGCGCGTATGGGGGCATGAAGTCAATGCAGCGAACGTTTGACGAAAACCGGCTACTGGGAACGGTGGGTGAGTACGCCATTGAGAAACTCCTGGGGCGTCACGGCTACAGTTTTGAAAACAACGCCGATGCGATGGCCCGGGATGGGCGCGGGCCATCCATGATAACTGCACACGGCAAGATCCCCCGGCCTGACTTTACGTTGTCAAGGCGAGGGGTTTCGATTGCCGCTGAGATCAAAACAAAAACCGACCGCACCAGAGGACGCTATACGGGCGACGTTGAAACGGGAATTGATTACCGGAAATGGTGTGACTACAAAGACTATGAACGGGAAACAGGAACGCCTGTTCTTTTGGTTTTTGTCGAATACAAAAACGATGTCGCGGCGCGGATCTTAGCCAACCCGGAGGTCCAAAAACTTTGGAAAGCTGAACAGCGAGTCGCTCGGCTTACTTGCCCGGATAACGTTTATACGCAGTGGCTGGCCGCATTAGAGACCAGCCTTAACACGTCGACGACGTGTAACGGAACCGAGGTGGTCTACTTCGCCCTGAAAAACTTTGAGCATGGCATATGGAACTGTGTCGACTTAATTGATGCCTATGTCAATAGCCACGCCCGGACGTTAGCGTAAGCGGAGACCAAGCACATGACCATGGTCACCGGATCGATTACCCACTTCTGTCTGTCTAAAGCTGTCGACGCGCCGGGCGTGCCGGGAGCGACGCTGGCGGAGCGTGGACATCACGTGAGGATTTCATGAGCCAGCAAGGACAGGGCGCAAACACTCAGCACAAGGAACATTGCTTCCAGGACGCTTTTACGGTGAACATGAAGGTCCTAACGAAGCCCGGGAGATATCACTCCAGCTTTCCTTATAACCACTGTGACTTGCACGCAGGGGAGGGCTTTAATTGGAAGGCCGATTGTATTGGCAGCCCAATCGCATTTCTTGAAATAGTCGAACAGTTCAATAAGCGCTATCGCGCTTTCTTTTGCGATACCGACGAAAGCAAAATCATGTCCCTCATTCGTCGGCCACGTGTAAGGGCGGCCATGGAAGAGGGGCGCGAGTGTTGCCTGTTCGCCCGCACAAATCGCGAGGTAATAAAAGTGTTCGCCGAGCGCATTCGCACCACTGAAAATCCGCAACTCGCAATGGGCAGCATACTGGTCGATCCTAACGGATGCTTCGCTGAATCAAGGACCTCCAAGAGGCCGTCGCGGACGCCGGTTTTCGAGATCATTGATTTCTGTCGCGAGTTTGAGCGCATTGACATAGTGATGAACCTTAACGTTCGCACCATGAAAATGACGCGCGCTCTTGTTGCCCGTGGAGAGAGTGGGTGGGTTGATACGTTCTGTCCTGACATTATGGAGTTTCCTGCTCTCCTGAATCGACGATATTGGTTAATCAGAAAAATCAAAAGGAAGGGTCGCGGCGACTCATTCGTGATGCTGATTGGCCGCAATTGGCCGTACAACGACAACGAGAACCTTGGCTTTCATCACCTCAATTCAGAGCATGGGCAAAGGATCGTCGCAGCGACAAGGCCACTCTGATGTTGTTCAACAGTTACCGGGAATATCTTAATTCGCCAGTGTTTCGCGCGGCCAGGGCGCTTGCGATCCGCGACGCCAAAGGCAAGTGCCTGCGCTGCGGAGGGCCGGTATCAGAAGTTCATCACCCGGAGTACCCTCCCCTGGAGCCTCTTTATGAAGACCGGACATTTCCGGCGTTTTGCACTTTCGACGTACCGTCTGATTTAGAGCCAGTATGTCATGATTGCCACTGTTTGACAGAAGGAAAAGCCAAATGAACAATAAACCGGTTCTGGTCCCAATCGCCTCGTTGAGGCTCCACCCGCAAAATCCGCGCCTTGTCCCACGGGAGGAGGTTATCTCTGCTATCGAATTGCAGATCAGGACTTCTGGCTTCAGCCCTTCACATGCGATTACCGTCAGGCCATTAAACGGACACAACCAGATCATCGGGGGACATAACCGCACAGAGGCGGCGCGACGCGCGGGCCTGAAGGAGATCCCGGCTTGGGTCGAGGAGATGGACGACGACACCGCGCTGATGCGTCTGGTGCTCGACAACGAACAGGCGGAGCTGACGCCGCTCGAAAGGGGCTTTCACGCGCTAGCGGTGACGTCAGCCGGTACAATGACGCAGCA